TCACCCCAGTCCGAGTCGTCCTCGTATTCATCTTCTGGAGCATCAACGTCGTCTAACCAATCATCCTCTTCGTCCTCAGAATCATATTGCTGTTGCTGACGAGATTTTTTTTCCTTTTCTCTCTGCTCTGCTTTCTCCTTTTCGGACATTCCTCTGACCGTTACTTGTTTGTTGACATCGTTCTGCCAATCTGTATCTGCCTCTTCAAAAGTACTTGAACCACCAACAAAGGCTCCGTCCTGAATTTCTGAACCAGTAGCTCTCTCGACTACTATCTTGATACTTGTATCCTCGTCCAGATTATCCAGAATACTGTTCCTTGTATTTGCTGGTTTCCATTTATCTGGCCTACGATTGTAAAGCCACGTCTGGATGGCTCCAACACTGGGAGCGAACTCTTTGTCCAGAACCTCTTTCTCTTCTTTGACTATCTTGCCATTTCTGATTGTTGTGATTACTTTCACCTCTTTGGTCTTGTATCCTAAAGCCGACTTCAGTAAAGCATTCTCTACTTTGTAATCGACCAACTCACGACCATTATTGACTGCCTTCTTGATTTCTGGATATTTTGCCATCCAGCCTCTCAGTGTTGATGGGTGGATACCTACTTTGGCAGCAACTTGCTCAACCGTCATACCATCTCTCGCCCAACTCTCAAGCAGAAGCAGTCCATCAGGCTCCAACCACTCTTGGATTGCTGCCATACATGTTACCTCTCTTTCTCCAATTGTCCTCCACCTACCTTTCACTGAATACTGATGCCTAAACGCAACAAAGTCCAGCACCCATTGGTTGATGCCAGACTTGTTATTCTTAACACTGGAAATGTTCGTTCATATCCTTTTACGATGCGTTGGCCAACTTGGTCAATTGCTTGTTGTACTTCATCAGCCTCTTTCTTACGCATGCCTTTTGTTTGTCTGTAAGGAAACCTCTCTTGAATAGAAATTCGGATACACTACTGAGGAACTTGCTGTCTGCTCCGTTGAACCCTACTCCATTATGCTCTGTGGTTTCTCCAACTCTCTGTTCGTCTTTGGTCTGCTCTGCATATAACTTCTTTAATGCTCCATATAGTACCTTATCGTTGGTCTGAATTAACTCCTTGACTTCCTGCTCGCTCCATACCTTTGCCATCTTCCGTTCCTCCTTCTTAGAGATTCTTATGCCATCTTAGCTGCTAAAATCTGAACATCCAGGTCAACCAGTTTCTTTCTCAGCTTATCAGCCTTATCGAAATTGCCTTTGGAAATCTCTTTGTACATCTGCTTCTCTGTTCTCTCTCTTTTCTGGTTCATCTGGAATAATGTCATCTTTATTTCCTCCTCTAAGGACTTATTTTTGTTCTCTCTTGAACTATCTATATCATACACCATTATAAGGAAAATGGCAACAGATATTTCAAAATTTCTCAAAAATATTTCCGGCTTTATAAACGCGTATAATCGATTTTAAGGTGGTTTGCTTTTTCTCTGGCAAGAATCTACACCCTATTCCTTAAAATCGATTTATACCGCCTTTCCGGAGCTTACCGACCATATTCTAAACCGGACTGAGACATGGCATATCTGTCCTTATAAGCCGGTTCACGCTCAGGCTCCGGAAAATCTTTTGCTTCCACTTCAAACGTCACCTTATTGCTTCTGATGTGTGGTGTTACTGTTGCCCACCTACGACAATACGTACACTTCTGGTCTCTCGGCTGATTGTTCAGGATACCTTTGAACATCATATCGTTACCACACCACGGGCAGTCCATCCGCCTATCTATCTTGCGCATACCCATTTCACATTCCTCCAATCTTCATTTGTAACACGATAAACAATATCACTACGATTATGATGGCATGCATCACCAATTGCCGTTCATAACGTTTTCTTCTGTATTCTTTTCTTCTCTGCTGGAACTTATTCATTTGTTCCTCCTAACTGAAGACGCATCTGCAGTCCTCTTGTTACTGGACACTCGTCACATATACCATACTCACAAGGCTTGCCATTCTCTGAACACTCCTGCAGGGCTCTGCTGTATTCCCTGAACTGCTCCTCTCTGGATATACGTTCCTGTTCCTTTTGCTCTTGTATCTCAGCCAACTGCTGCATTTCGTTTTCCGTTCGTTGCCGTTTAGATATTACCATCAGTTGCTTCCAATACTTCTTCATCTTGTTTCTGGACTTTGCCAGCTCGCCTTTACTTAATTGTTCCCGATTGCGAATCTTATCAGCAATCTCTCCCATTTCTTTGGCGTCCTGCTTTGTCCATCCAACGTTGTTATCCTCAACACTCTCTTTTGCTTTCCTCTCAGGCTCAGTCTGTAAGTTATCAATCAGGATTATTGACCTCAATAATGCAGTATCGTTCTGTGATACCAAATCCTGCAAGTATGCTTTCCACTCAGTCTGATGTGTGAAGTATCTCCATGCGGCGATTGCCATTACAACCACCTCTTTCTCGTCATATAGTCCTCGAGGTCTGCTACATAAAGCAACAGCTCCTGGAGCCGCTTGTTATCAACACTGACCTCTCCATCGTCATCTACTTCGGTGAACCTCTTTGCCGGTATTGGGATTGTGTTCCCTTTGCCAGACTTATTGGCAAACTCTTTGATGTAATGGATAACCACTGTACACAGTATCGGAATGAAGATTTCTCCTCCAACCTCAATACTTCCTCTGGATAACGCCACACTCTGTCCTAAAACATACATACCATACGGTAACGCTATCTCTGCCAGAGCTGCAGCATACCTCATGTTCATCTGAACGAAATATACCACCTCATACCATACGTCCATTGTAATGTCCTTAATCATGGACAACCACTTTGGTATCTTCATATCATCATCCTCTGCTTTCTTCTACAATTTTCCTCAGTATCTGCTTGTAGTAATCAATCTTGATTGCCAGTTTCTGTTGGAGCCGTCTCTGGAAACCAACTGCACTACATCTATCACAGTGCGTGTCCTCATTGATGAAGAAACTGTGATGCATTTCCTTACAGCAAGTGCAATGTTGGTCTAACACTTCCTTCTCCGGAATAGATGCATATAACACCAACGTCACACTGTCGTCTTTTTCTTTTATGTACTCAGCCTGAATATGATGCAGCTTGTCTTTGGCTATCACATTTGTTGCGTACCACTTGCATGCATTCATGTAGGCATCTTTCGCAGATGCACCACGGAATGTTTTTTTGCCAAACTGCTGCGTATAAAACATTTTTCCCATGTTGCACCTACTTTCTACCGGCTTGCGCTGCTGCTTCTTTTGCCAGCTTATCACACAGCTCATTAAATGTGTTACCAGCATGGCCTTTCACTTTTATCAGCACCACCGACTGTTTCGCTTTTCTTATGTTATACAAGCACTTTGCTGCCTGCTCCCACAAGTCTTTGTTCTTCACTGGCTCCTTCTGTTTGGTACGCCAGCCATTTCGTTCCCAACTTTCCAACCATCTGTTATTGATTGCATTGACCACATATGCACTATCGGAATGTATCTCAAACCTTGCATCCTTACTCTTGTTCTTCAATATCATTTCCAGACACCGGATAACTGCCGTCAATTCCATTCGGTTGTTGGTCGTGCTTGCTTCTCCACCGGAATACTGTTTGCACTCTTCATCCAGATTAACAACCACCGACCAACCACCAGGTCCTGGATTGCCAGAACAAGCACCGTCTGTGTATATCTTAACTATTTTCATCCATCATTCCTGCCTTCTGCCAGCTTCTTCTCTTACCGTGTACATGCAGATTGCTGCCTTAGCGAAAACCTCATATACTGATAATCCGTATACCAGCTTTATTGTTTGTAGGTTCGTATCATTGATTACCGTTGCCCTCCATATTGACTCATTACTGTTACTCCATACGTCAGGAACGAAATCTCTAACACGTATATTGTACCTCTTGCTTAACACCGTAACTAACTTTTCCACCTTTTCAAAAGGCACCTGCTCCTCTTCTGAGTACTTCGAAAGTGGTCCAATCTTCTTCAACACTTTCTGTATGATTTCTCTATTTTGTTCCTCTCTGCAATCCAATTGCAGTATCTGGTTCGTCGTCATAAGCTCTCCTTAATTAAAAATGGCGGATACACATTTCTGCATACCCGCCACTCTCGCTTACCTATCGTTTGTTCTGTGGAGTGACGGGGACACCGATTAGATGTCCCAATTCTCGTCATCAGCACTTGCCTTAGCAGCCGGCTTTGCAGCGGGTTTGCTGGGTTTCTTCTCGGCCGGAGCTTCCTCTTCGCCTTCATCGCCCCAGTCCTCTTCACCGTCGTCACCGGACTCAGCCTCTGCATCAGCCTTGCGGAGCAGGTCAGCATAGAACTTAGCAGGCTTCTTGATATCAGCCTTGATGCCACGCTCCTTGCACATTGCATGCAGCTCCTTTGCAGTCTTGCCCTCGTACGGGTCTGCCTGAGCTTCGCCTTCATCGCCCCAGTCCTCGCCAGACTCTTCAGCCGCTTCCCCTGCGCCGCCTGCACCCTGAAGCTGCTCCAGATAGAACTGCTTATTCTTACCGTAGTGTGGAACCTTGATGCCACGTGCATCACACAGTTTCATCAGCTCTTTGGTGGTCATATCCTCCAGTGCCTTGTCGCCAACCGGAGCAGCCTTCTCAGCCTTGCCACCGTTTGCCGGAGCGTCCTCTGCTCCGCCTTCGTTCTCAGCAGTGATGTCGATAGGCTCTTTGGAAAGACGGTTCAGAGTGAACTTCTCACCCATCAGGGCTGCTACACCAGCCAAATCGTTCTTTGCCGCCGCCATTGCGAATACCGGGAAATGGGAGACGATTTCCTTGACCGCCTCAATGTCCTGATTCTCATTGATAACTTTCACTGCTTCATTGATTGTCCAATTCTTCATTTTTGTTTTCTCCTTTTCTTCTTGAAATATAGGTTTGTGTTTCCTCAACTGAGGATTTATTTGGTATGATTATATCTTACACCAGGTCTACGTTAAAGTCAACAGTTTATACGAAATATTTTGTTAAATATTCGTTTTGGTGATATTGACCACTAATCCCATGTTTCCTCTCCGTTTTCCCGATTTTCTATGGTCTGGATTGCCAGATTCAACGAATCTCTCAAATTATACAGACCGTGGATATCATCAACATGAAAGGCTCCTTTCATAAATACCGGCGTCTCTCTGTCTTCCTCTTTTACAACCACCTGCTGAGCAATTGTGAAGCCGCCTCTGGAACAATCACTGATGATAATGTTCCGGCTCTCGGTTACTGCTGCTTTGGTAATCTCAGTGTACTCTGTCTTACTCTTCGCCACCGTCTTCGTCCTCCTCCTCTATCTCAGCCTCATACCGGACAATAAACAAATCGTCATCACCATCCTGCTTGGTTGGCAGCAAATTCAAATTGTCCATTTCAACATATGTATTCAGGCCATTCAGTTTTATTGTGCTGCATCCATCGCCAGAGGTATTCAAACCACTGATGCGAAACATTCCTAACATAATAGGCTTTGCCTGCCCCGGCAACTTTGCTTTGACCGTCACATCATTGTTCAGCATCTGATGCAACTGTATCGTTTTGGTCAACTCGGAGTACATTGCTTTGAACGTCAGGTTCACAGAACCAGATGCCGCAAGGCTATGTCCACCATACTTGACCACCTGACTTACCTTAATCGGTATCATGTAGCTGACCTCCGTTTCTTTCCATACTTCTGTTCTTGTTCCTCGTGGAACTGCTCTCTTGCACTTGAGCTTGACTTTATTACTCGACCACCAATAGCAGTCATGTCCTCATGCTCACTTAAATCAATCCCGATAAATGGCTCGGGTGCTTCTCCGGTTTTCAAATACTTTGCCATGTCCTCCAGCACTTCCGGCTTCATCACCAAATATACCTCATTGCTTCCTAAAAACTGGATTGCAAATACCGGTAACTTGTGTGCCACCATAGCATTGTACTGTAACGTGTCCAAATCGTACTTTGCAACCTTAATACTCTGTGCATCAGTACTCTTCAACTGACACAGAACATTATCGGACTGACCATCTTCTTTTTCAATCCAACCTGAACCACTGTTCTTTGTTGGCTCCAGACCTAACAACTCCATAACGTCCTTTTCAATCTTTCGGTATTCCTTACCACTTCGTCTCATAGCCATTACATATCCCTCAGCAACTCACCCAACACGAAGTCGTAGTTGCTTTTCCTCTGGACTTCCTCTTTCAGATACATCTGGAAGTACCTCAGCCCAGTTGCAGCAATAAGCTCTACCGGCAAACCCTCTCTCGGCATTACATAACCGAAATTGTAAACCTGACTGTCTGCATCCCTTGTTCTCGGTAGCACCACTCTCATGTTCCATTCTCCCGGCTGCTCGCCTTTTACCCAATCTGCCATGAAACATAACCGCTCCGGGTCACTCTCTCTTCTATCCTTGTCCACCACATCATAACTGAAACCAACTAATGTTCTGGTATCGTCATGCTTCAGGTTGGACAGCTCTTTTCTTTTCAGCATAGTTGCTTTCTCCTCTCCTCTGCACTTGTATGGTTCTTCCAGCTTTGCAACACCATAGTCGCTATCTGTGTAAGATATTGCCTGTCCTTTTTGGTCAGCCGACTTGGAATATCGAAACCAGTGGAACCATCGAAGTCATACATTGCATAATAGTAAGTAGACCTCTTAAACTCTTTCAAGTCGACTGACCGCTGCAGATGAACCAATTGCTGGCTTATCTCATCATACTGTTTGTCTGATACACAGCTCTCATTCATTTCGTAGTACATGATGCTGTATACGATTATTCTCCTTTGCAAGTAACTGATTTTTACATGCTCGTCCCAATACTTGCTTGGCATGCTATCAAAGTTTATTCCAGACATGGCCGCTCCATATGTGCCGTTCCGTAAGGTACACCAGTACCATCAACAACCGGCACCAACAACTCATTCGGGTTCTCAGGATTGACCACCGCTCTTGGCATCTGATAAATCAGACCTGTATGCCAATCCAGATAATCTGCATTCATACCATACGTCCTTGCTATCTGCTCCAACATTGCCATGCTACTCACTCTCCTTCTTGATGTAACTCCCTGCCTGACGCTTTCTGATTATTGCCATATCACTCGGCTGCTTCACTTTGTGGTTCACATTGCAAGTGGCTCTTAACGTTTTCTGGAACAACTGTTCGTTACACAGGTCACAGATTGTAAATATCTGACCACCGATACAAATATCGAAAAGCTCTAACGAACTGTTCCGTCCATTGCCACACTCACAACATTGAGCATCAGGCTCTACATTTGTACGCATCTTTATCAATGCTTACTCCTCCTTTGCCTCAGGCTGCTTATGCAGCAGCCATGATTTTATTTACCATAGTCGGCTTGTCATATGTTCTGTACCAACGGTCACATTTCAGGTTCTTCATAACCACAATCAGGACCTTTCTGTTCACCTGGAACAAATCAATGTCTGCCAGATTACTAATCACTTCAACTGCCATTGCCTCAATCTCTTCTTTGGTTGCTTTCAGGTCTGCAGCTTTGTAACGCTTGTCAGACTTCTCAGTCTTCTTTACAGCTTTCTTCTCAGCTTCTTTAGCTGCCTTCTCTGCTGCTGCCTTTTCCTCGGCTACCTTAACCATTGCCTCAACCATCATCTGCTCCAGCTCAACCCTCTTGTACTTCTTTGCATTCTTGATACCGTACTGGCTTGCTGCTTTTCTCATTTCTGCTACTGTCATCTTTGCTACCTGGTTCATAATCTCTTTTTTCATCTTGAAATCTCCTTTTCTACTGAAAACTTATTGTTGTGTGTTCCTTATGATTATATAATACACCATATGGAAGCGAATGTCAACATTTATTTGAAAATATTTTAATTTATTTATGCCTCTTCTTCTAAGTACTGCCACAACAAATCTGCAAACTTATTCAAACATTCCGTACACAAGCAGACTGTTGTGCTGAAGTTATTACGTCCAAACGCTAACTCGTGTCCTTTGTTACCAATAACAAAATTCTGGACATTCTCATCGCTTATCTGCTCATGGCAGACATTGCAATAGTGATAACCACTTGTCATTCTCTTAATCTCCAGAATCTTGTCATCACCCTCACTGTTCTTCTCGACTAACTTTGCCATCTTGACCAACTCCTATCCACAATAGTGCCCTGCTCCAACCCATGCCACAAACAATGCTGTCGCAAACACCAACAATAAACATAATCCTAACACCATCATAAATCTCTTCATTATCCTATCCTCATCCTATCCTCCAAAAAGCCAGAGGCGGCTTATGCCGCCATCTGAACTTTCTTCAATGCTCCATGATACTTTGTTGCACCACTGATGTTGAATGTGTTGATTGTATCCTTGTCCAGTCCTTTCATAACTGCTATCCGGATAATCTCTTCATCATCCATTCCAGCTACTTCCAACTTTGTCACCATTGTGATACATCTGTAACTGAATGTTGCTCTGATTCCTTTCTTGTCTGCCTCTTCCCTTAACTGTCTGATGAAACTTACCAAATCAGCATTTCCTTTGCTGATGGACATTTCAATTCTCAGACTGTAGTCAAAATCGATTATTGCAAACCTGTCCAATGTTGCCTGGTCCAGTACCATTCTACCGGTATACATTTCATCTGCACCACTTCCTACCGTATTGCCGGCTGCTACGAAATGTACATGTTCTAATTCAACTCTGCCACAAGGAAATTCAAAATACCCATTTGCTATTGCAGCATTCAGAAGAACCAGTACCTCAGGAATACTTGCATCCATTTCATCTAAGAAGAATACACAATCCTTATCACTCGTGCAAGCCTTGTAGAACTCTGTCTCATGGTACTTGCCACCTGCATCGATGAAACCTGTCAACTTGTACTCTTGCTGTACACTATTGCTGAAGTAGAACTCCCAACCTAACTCATCAGCTATCTGCTCTACTGTATGGTTCTTTCCACTTCCTGCCGGTCCTGCAAGGTAAACCGGAATATCACTCATCAGGCACATCTTGATTGTTTCATATTTCTCGTGGTGTACGATTCCCTCTTCATATTCAACCTTTTTAGAAAGGGGGGCGGTAACCTCGATTTCCTTATCTTCCATCTCAGCCTTGATGCTTGCTACTGCATCGCCAACCTTTACACCAGAGCTGCCTGGGTTTGTTTTCTTCTTCATACCCTTCGTATCGTACAACCTTGTAACCGATACCACTTCTAATGTAATTGGATTGTATCTTACACTACATCCGTCAACCACTGTTTCGTAGTTGCCATCTTCTTTCCGGCTGGTCTTTCTTACGTAGGTGTACAACTGGTCCATTGTAGGATACTTCACATATGTTACTACGTGACCGGCTTTCTTTGCCTGCTCCATCTTTACTACTTCGAAACCAACCTCTGTTTGCTCATGTGTCATTTTCCATGCCATCTTTTTGTACCTCCGTTCAATTGAACTCTGAATTTGTTTGTTGTTTGATTATGTTATAAGTATACACCACGAAACATAAATGTCAACACGTTTTTACAAATTCTTTGAAAAAGTTTGGAGCCACAGACCACCTTAAAAGGTAGCCTGCAGACTTTCCAAATCATTTATCTTATCAACATCACCGTTCCAGATACTCGGTAATACTATATCGTCCGGGAATGCTTTCTTCATACTATTGAACCCTGCCGGCCTACCATATCCCCAAACATAACTCTTTGTTGTATCCGGACATACCTCCAAATACCTGAAGAACAGTCTTCTCAACATACTCGGATGAACCATTGGGAAAGCCAACTTGCTGACATTCAGCTTTTCATTTGCATTCTTGATTCTCACTTTCAGGATTATCTCTCTATCACCTGCACAAGTGCCCCAACCAACATTCAGGTTCGCTCTATATCCTTGAGCTTCTAATTTCTTGACCACCTGCATTGCCTTGATGCTTTCCTTTTCGATATCCTCTGCATCAACACCACAATTGTAGTTGACCATTTTGGTTACCGTTATCACTTTTGACTTTACTGCAACCAGTTGTTTGTCCATCATGTTGGTTGGTACACCAGCAAGATATAAAGCAACTACTGGCTGATACCCTGCCACCGACAAAACATTTCTCGGTTTCATTTGTGGAGCCGGTTTTGCAGCAGCTTTTAACTTCTGCGTCAATTTCTGGCTCATATCAGACCAACCATTCTTCATCAGGTCTACTGCTTGTTCAAAGTTATGCGTCTTTGTAAAACCATAACTCTCATCAACGCTTGCATGACGTTCCCATCTGAATGCATCATTGAATGGTGTGTTGCAAAGATAATCGTAAAACTCATGGATACTCTTGAACTCTTTGGTGTACTGTGCCATATCTGTTTCTCCTCTCTTCTTGAGAACTTATTATATATCTTATATATATCATACTATATATACCGGAGAATGTCAACAGCAATTTCAAATTATTTTCGTCTGTGCTTCCGGAAACCAGCATCACCGAGGAAATCACCTTTCTTGATAACCGGCTTACGATTGGCACGTTCTTTCTTCTTGTCCTCAGCCAACTGAGCTTTCTGCTGGATATACTTATCACATGTACTGTGACAATTGGGATGCCGGTCAGGACATTTGTAACAGCACGTTACTCCTGCCATCGGTACCACCTACCTTTCGAGCTGTAGTTTATCGTGGTCACCTACCACATAGTACATTGCAATGCCAACACTATCTGCTGCATCATCATTGTACTGATACTTTCTGCCGTCCCTCACGAACACTCCCTTTTGCTTTTTGGTATCCGTTACGTCTATCAGGATTTTATCCTCAAACCCTTGTTTGATGACCCACTTGATGGTTGGCCACTTCTCATTTGGAACACCAAACTTATTTGCCATAGGCTTACTTGTCCCTACCACCTGAGACTTCCAACTTCTGGTATCCACCGAATAAACATCAACGCCGTATGAGTACATTACGTCTACAGTTAGAGCCGTAAGCGAACCCATTGACTTGATTACGTCTATATTGATGAAACTCCCCTCACCACCATGCACTCTGGTCCGCTCAACCAAACACACTATCTGTTCCGATTTATTTGCAACGACGGACATGAGATGCCCAAGACTACGCCTGAGCACCTCTCGCCTTTCTGAATTGCAGGAACACTTTTCAAGCCTGATGCTCTTAATGTCCCTTATCTTTCCATCTGCTATGATACTGATACCGGTATTCTTATATGACTGGTCAATACCGATAACAATCTGCTTATACATTTTTTGCCAAATCCTCGAACACCACAGGTATCAACTTGTTTATTTCCTGCAGTAACGGAACGGCCACCTCAAGCATCTGAGGATGTGGTGCACCAGTAACACCACAAGCCCTTAACTTGAAAAAATGCCTCCACTCACGGTAATTGCCTGTCAGTGTGATATCAGCCTTCGTGCTATTTGGCAAAACCGAACGAGCTTCCTGCGGACTGCATCCATCGTCAAGCATTTCAAAATATGCCTTCTCTGCATCAAAAACTGCCTGCTCCCACGTCCCATACTTCATAGTACCCTCTTCGAGGAAACATGGCTTGATAACCGTAATTTCGTTGCCGAACTTATCTCCGCTGTAGTTACAGTATCGTGTGCTTTCCTGAGCAAAGCTCATAATCCGGTGGCGAACCAATTCATGTGTAACACCTCTATCCACCGTAAACAGAACCGATAAGCTGGAATGTTCCAGCATTGCCTCATGTCCATTGTTAATCAGCTTGCGGATGAACTTCTTTGCCGATTCACCGTCCTCAGTTATTTGCCCTTCGGACTTATAGCACACTCTGCCAATCTTCTCAATGTGCTGCAATTCCTTGAGCCCCCCCCACAGATATCTCACTCAATATCTTATATCCTGCATTGATTACTTTCATTCTCTTTTCCTCCGTATACTTTGCCAACCTCTTTCACCAGAGCATGGCTCAGTGCTTCCTCGATTGATAGTTTCCTCTGGTTGGCATACTTGTCCACATACTGCTTGAAATCCTTATTGTTATCGTACAATGCTTTACCATCCATCGCCTTCATCCTTTATCACGTGTGCGTGTTCCAAACCAAAATCGTCACACCACTTCATCTTATCATTCTGAGATAACTCGTTCCACTGTTCCGGCGTAAACTGGCTCAGGACACCATCACACAGTGTCACCATATCTTCCAATATCCTTTTATCCATCACATTCGTATACCTCTTGCTAAACCAAAATGCATCCTCAACGAACTGCTTGTACCACTTCATAAAATGCTTTTTGCTGGTCAGTGGCGAAAACCAATCAGTCTGGAGCCTCGTCATTGTTTGCAATCCATGAATGTACCGGAACATAAAACCTGCATCAGCCAACCTCACACCAATGCTGATGCTGAATGCTTCTACGTTCCGATTGCTGTAGTAGCACTCCAGAACTTCACCAGTATTTGGATTGCATCCACTCATATGTCTGGTATATCCAATTTGGCTCATTATCTTATCAGCCTGCGCCACTGTCAATGTGGTACTCATATCCTCTCAGCTTGTGACGTTTGCCAACAAGCAACCTTCATTGGACAGTCGTGGCACCTTTTGCAATCGTCTGACTTTGCATCCGATGGACGCCTGACCATTTTCTTCTCACTGAATACTCTTTTGTATGCTGCCTTAATCTGTCGGCACCTTTCGATGAATGGCTCCACCACCTTTGGGTCAAAATCGTAAACCTCAATCTTGACCTCCTGCATATTTTTGTCCTCACTCAGAACAAACCCTTTATGGATACCAGACAGATACATATACCACTGCAATTGCTTTCCGGCAGACGGATGCTTCGCCATTTTACTAAACTGATATGTATTGACCGACTTCAGCTCACCAATCATATCACCATCGTGAAACTCAGGTATCCGGCAGATAATGTCCGGAGTGAAGCTCACTCTGAACTTCTCATTGAACTGTGTCACGTCCAAATCGTCTACTTCCGAATAACCAGCTCTCAGGAATAACCTTTGCCACTTCTCGTGGACTGCATTGCCCTCTTCAAAGATTCTCCGTAAGCCTACATTGACCTGCTCACCCTGCAACTGCTTATATATCAGACTCAATACTTGCTGCCTCAGGCAGAACTTTTTATCACCAACGATAAGAGCCGAAGCATGTAGACCAACACGCTCCGTACTCTCCTGACCTCTGGTCATAACATTCTTTACGAATGCAGTTTCTTTCTTTATATCCTTTGGCAGATAAAACATTCGGTTCAATATCTTTTCCAGACTGGCAGCATCTGAGGACTGTATTTTGGTACCATTCGCCTGAGCCGACTTCTTGATATCATCTACAACACCCATTTGCTATCCCTCCTTCTTCCGTCCTTTCAAAAGAGCACAAACCTCATAGCCATCCACCTCAGGATATTCCTGACGTATCTGCTGCAGCTCGTATGCCATTTCCAGATACCGGTTAGCTTTCGCCATATCCTCTTCAAACTTATTCTTATACGGAGCACGTGCCCGATACTTCCATGCATTCAACTGGCAGAACACAATCGTCTTCTCCATACCGAACATGATAACCATTTCATCAATCACTTCGAATGCTCCATGCTGATAATGGCTCGGTTCATTGACCACGTCTTCCGCCACTCCTTCTTTTGCTGCCCTTGACATCCGGTCGCGTACCAGAGCCATATACTTTTCGCAATGTACGTTTCCAATGTGTTCACACTGGTCATACCCTTTGCAGAAATTCTTACATATCTTGACTCTATCCTCAGCCACAGCCATTGCTTCTTCCATCATTGTATCTCCAAAAGCCATCCTATTGTCCACTCCTTAATTCATCTTATTGTCCACTGACTATTCTTCTTCATCGTCGCCCCACTCTGTATCTTCTCCGTCATCATCCAAATCCTTTGGAACACGTTTGCCATACTGAGCAGCCCTCTGCCTCATCAACTCATTCCGGATAGGTTTGATGTCATCGAACGATACGAAACCTCTGTCAAAGAAAAGTGGTATCTCACACTCTCCCATTGGATTGCATACCTTACTCTTGACCACACGGACTTTCATAATCAATCCAACCTTTTCGTTAGTTGCACTGTTCCTCGGGTTCTTGTTCGGTATCTCAATCCAACTCTTTCTTGCCACCTGCAGCCTCAGACTACAAGCATGCTTTAATTTCCTGCCGCCGGGAGTATCTGTCTTTTCACCAAACATCATTGCATTCATCTTATCACGTAACTGATTAACAAACACCAATGTTGTTCCGGTTACTTCGATTATCTCCTCAATCGTTGGCAGATACTTGTTCAGCAACCTTGCTGTTCCTCCAATCCGTTGTTCCTCAATACTGTCCCGGTCTGCAGACTTCAGAACCTTTTCTGCATCCTCTTTTGGTACCAAACTGGGGACACTGTCAATCCCAATAAGAGGAATGCCCTCTTTTGCGAACTGGATTGTTTTGTTCATGGCATCCTCGCCGTACTTCGCTCTGTATATCAGCAACTGCTTTGGTCTGTTACCAAACACCTTTGCCCTATCCGAATCGAACGTTCCTTCAATTGGAATGTCCAAACACAGTTGGTGTAAACCACACAGATGATATAATAGAGTCGTCTTGCCACTGGACTCAGGACCAAATATCTCAACCACTCTACCCTCAGGCATACCGCCACCAATGATTGCATCAAGGTCTTCAATACCGGTTGACCAACGATTGATTTTCAGGTCCGCATGTTTTGAGTCAATTGAGTATACTGTTCCCTCACCCTCTTTCTTGTTAATCTTCCCACATAGAGCAATTATCCCTGCTTTATTTGTCTTTGCCATAATGCCTCCCGATTACTGGGCTAAGGCCAGCAACCTGTGCCAGCCTTGCCCTTGTTCATCTTATTGTCCGTTCTGTTATCTGCCAACCAGAGCATCCAGCATTTCGCTGAAGTTGTCCAGAGCCATTTCAAACAGAGCCTTCTTGCACACGTCGTTATGGACACGTTCCTTATCCGCCTCATGCGTCCGAGCATATGCGGTACTGATGGTAAGAATGTCTCTGTTGTCCAGACGCTCATCATGCTCCGAGATACTGATGAACTGGTCATAGTCTTCAGCCGTCCAGTCCTTGACCTTTTCCTCCAGACCTTTAGTAAACTCGTCCAGAGCCCCCCCAACGACTTTATCAGCCGTCTCGTGTGCCTGCTTCAGAATCGCCTGCTGCTCCTCGGATACCTTCTGACACTTGTCCATCATACTGTTGTGAAACTCCACCACTTCGTTGTACTTCTTCATTGCACATTTTCTCCTTTACGTTTTAATTTATGTAAAGGCGGCCGGCTCCATACCAACCGCCCTTAACATCTTACATCTCAACTGTCTGTACCGGAATGTTTGCTACATCGTAACCATTTGCTTCATACTGCTCTACTGTAATGCACTCGAAGTATGCAACTGTTCCTTCGCCGTTCCAAAACTCAATGTTCTCTCTGCCGTTCTCGAATGTAACTACATTCACGATTACCATACCATTGTTTTCCAGCTCTTCAATCCTTGCTTCAACTTCCTGATTCATCATATCGTTTGCCCTCCTAAGCACTTTTGTTTTTGTTTGTTCCTTATGATTATATCTTACATGATTTCGCCGGAAAAGTCAACATGTTTTCAAAAATTATTTTCTGAATTTCTCGTCAGGAAATAGAACACCGGTGTATCCAATGCCGCCAGAATAACCTTAATCAACCACTGACCCAGAATCATGTTCAGCAGCATAATCTGCATACCGTCTGTCCACAGCCATCCGAAACCTACACCGAAAGCAATACCTGCATAAAGGATACTGTCAATCAACTGGCTGGTCATTGTGCTGCCATTGTTCCATAACCACTTGCCGCCTTTCGTACTGCCATGCTTCCTTATGTAAGCACTCCGGATTTTATGGAACACCATTACATCCCAACTCTGGCTGCAGTAGTATGCCACCAGACTGGCAAACACGAACATATAATTCTGACCCAACAAAGCAACGTATGCATCCTGCTGCGCTCCGTCCACTGCCGGCAGATATCTGGCCACCACAATAATTAGTGTGGAAATAATCTGGCAGACGAAACCATACCCCACTGCAATCCTTGCTTTCTCCCTGCCCCACAGCTCTCCAATCACATCGGTGCATAGGAACGTAATCGGATACGCCAGAGTACCACACGTCAATGTTACCGGATTGCCAAACAGATAGATACCAGTAGTGAAGATTTTAGCTCCAATGCAGTTGGCCGTAATCAAACCAATTGCAAACACCATATACAGCAGGTACAGATTTTTCTCAGTTTTTCTCATCGTTCTTTTCTCCTTCATTCTCAATTGTAGCTGCCGTCACAAATATTGCGACGAACCATTTTTGTTACTTCCACCGGCATATGCTTTGCATCTTCACATTTTACCTTTACCATAGCAGCATCCGGCTGATACTGTTCCACCATATGGTTGCAGATTACAGCACACGCACTCTCCAACGTCTGCTGGCACTCCATACCTCTTATGAATGCATCCACGTCCAGATAATCACAAATTACTTTTCGTGGCTCCATATCAATCTCAATCTCATATGTGCACTCAGATTTACCAATCGGACAGAAGAACTTCTTTTTGATGCCATACATATGAAGATTGCTTATCTTGTCATTATTCTCAAAACTGGCCATCACTTCCACTCCTTCCCATTGGTATTGCTCAGTACTCCACAGATACCCTCAAAAGCATAGCTGTTAGGAATGAAACCATCCAGACGTGCATCATTCAGGAAATCAATTGTGCCTGCCGGCCGTTTGGTATTCCTCTCAATCACCACTTCCGCCTTACTGGCAATGTAGGCGAATGCACTGTCACATCCACGCACTCGTTTGCTGATGCTCTGGATACCTCCAACGATACCCGGACCTTCATCACAACCCAACAGATGGTACTCAATATCGTCACGCCCCAGTTTATCGGCAATCTCGTCCAGATACTGAACAGCCTGATGCCGGATTGTTTCATCACCGGTGGCGATATTCAGGAACTTGCTGATACCAATCGTATTGATACGTTTCTCCTGCATCATGATGTATGCGCACGCTTTCCACTCTTCAAACGTCTTGCCCTGAGGAACAGCCATGAACCGATATGGCAGACCGATGAACTGTCCAAGCCAACTAAACATTTTGGCCAGCGTATCATTTGCATCGTTCAGAGTATCCGGCACCACAATCTCTGACGGATGAATTTCCTCATACTGGCGGAACAGCCGGTCATAATTTAACTGTCTACCCTCAGCCGCTCCGTTATCCATCAGAACGTACTTGCCCTCATCAGACATCCGCCGATAGAACTCAGTGTACCTCTGAGCCTGAATGCCATTGGTTGCCACCAGATGTGCCAAACACATATGGTAGTGGTTGGATGCAATATCCTCCAACTGTTCCACCGGAACAATCTCTGCTACTTTGAAATCTTTCATCTGTTCGTACCTCTCTTTTCTCTTATTTGCTTCATCACATCTTCGTGTGTGGTTTCTTTTTTCCATTGCTGATATACTTCGTGTCTGGACTCAGACCTCTCTCTTTCAAACTTGCCATTCGGATAGCGGCTATCCAACTTTGCAATATTATACTTTGCCACGTCCTCCAGACCGATACCTAAAACAGTGCACAATGCAGATACGTGCCACAGTACGTCACCAAGCTCACTGACCAAATCCTCAAGCATGTCATCATCATCTTTGTAACATCCTGCATAATACCGGTGCTTGACCACCGACAACGCTTCCCCGGCTTCTTCCCCCAGACCAATCGCCCAGTGCATCATTTCCTCTTTCTGGTTGTAATGCTCCTGAATGTTCTGGTATGCCTTGTCCTGATAATCAGCCATTGTCCACTTATCCATTGCCCCTACAAACTGTCCTCCAATGTATGCGCCGGCCGTTACAGCGGTTGGAATGCTCCACGACTGATTACTTACGCTTGCACCATTCTCTCCATCCTCTGATACCGTAACAGAAATGCCACGAACTCTTACCGTTTGTTCATCCAACGGAATATCACCACAATATTCATGGACCACATCCAGTACCATTTTAGCCACCTGCTCACAGCTCAGCCGACCCATCTGCCATACATTGCTATCTGCGTCCATCTGAATATGGAGCCATTTGTCAATGTGGCGCTTCAGCATGATGAATTCAATTTCTCTGTCGTTGCCTGTCACTTCCACCTCAGCACTGACCACAAACATATGCCGGTGCGGTTCTCTCAAGAAACTCACTTCGTCAGGTGCCTCAGGCCAACAATGCACACCCTCATACGAAGTCTTTACTGTTATCGTTTTCATTTTTGCCTCCTTTGCTTTTGTTTGGTAACCGTCACACCCTCAACTGAGGTTAGTGTTCCAGCTATATTTTAATTATACACCTATCCAGTCCGGAAGTCAACATGGAATTTATCTATGTGCTCTGGAGTATAATGCGGTGTTATAAGACGTCACTCTCCTGATGTACACTTTCTTGTTGAACTCCAATGCTCCCTGCTCCGCCAGAATATTCAACACTTTTTTATTGACCACTCTGCCAACACATCTATCGTAGAAGTCATCGTACGAAACAAATACTCCTCCACGTTTCCTTTCGGCACAGATGAACTCTGCTGCTTTCTCACCGATACCTTTCAGGTCAGTGAAACCTTGTTGCAATACTGCCTCACCATCCACTTTGCGAATACTGGTGGCCGGTTTGGAATAATTGACGTGCGGCAAGAATATCACGCTGCCTGCTTTGCATGCTTCGTTACTGAACTCAACCTTTTCCTCATCGTTCCGAGCATACTTGATTTTGGCATACCAGAAGAATACCGGATAATAAATCTTATAGAACATTTCCTCCATACTAATGATACAATATCCGGCTGCATGCCCTTTATTGAAAGAATACACCAGTAAGCTATCCCACGTACCCTCAGCCCTCTCTCTGGACATACCTTTCTTCATTGCATTCTTGACGAACTTCTTATGGAGGTCGACTCCAGTGTCCTGAGCATGCTTATTTAAGATTGCTACCGCCCTCTCTTTGAACCCATGCTTGTTTGCTTTCAAAACCTTATCAGCTTCTCCCCATTCCAGGCCACCAATGAACACACAAATCAAAAGCAACTGCTCCTGATACACGACCGTTCCATAACTCTCTTTGGTGTATTGATATGTGATATCCGACTTATCTGCAGTACCACTCAACTTATTCTCAGCATATTGCTCAGGCATACCCTGACCCAATGGACCAGGACGGTTCATTGCACAAGTGGCTACTACGTCATCAAAACAGTCACAATGGATTTCATCCAGTATCCTTTTGGCGGTTCCTTTTTCAAATTGGAACACGCCGCAGGTGTTACCCTCTCGGAATGCGTCCAACAGTTTTGGGTCTTCGGTGTACTCAATATCGAAACCGGTTATCCCTGCCAGCTTACGGCATTCACCAATACTCTGCATCGTCTTCAATCCTAACAAATCAAACTTGATGATGTTAATGCTATTCAAGTCCTCCAGATTGAACGTCGAATACAAATTGCCAGACTTGTCCACGCGCATTGATGTATACTGCAGAATATCACCAGACGTCAATACCACTCCTGCTGCATGAGTACCAATGAAACGAACCTTGCCAAACAGTAATGTGAAGTGGGTTACGATATTATCATATTTCCGATTGTACATCCGGACTTCCTCTTCATCGTCACCATGCAGCAACCGTTCGTTATCAATACTGCCGTCCTCCATCTTGTACTTCTTGACCAGATTCTTGATAGCCCGTATCGTTTCCTTGTTCTGCTTTGCCTGATGCTCGTCTACTGACTTATCAGTCTCAAGACCACAGACCTTTGCCAACTCATTGATGGTGTTCTCAACCTGATACAGACCATAGCTGGACACTCGAGCACTCTGCCCCGGATACTTGTTGATAAGATACTCAATCACCTCACCACGCCTATCCATTTCAAAATCCAAATCAATATCAGGGAATGCTTTTTTGTCATATCGCATGAACCGTCTGAAATCCAGATTGAAACGAATGCTGTCCACTTCAGTGATATGCATTGCATATGCTACCAAACAATTGCATACTGAACCTCGTCCAGGTCCAACACATATCCCTCTTTCCTTTGCCCAGTTGGTATAATCGGCCACAATAAGGAAATAGTCCACAAATCCGTTCTTCTTAATTACGTCCAGCTCCTGCTTGCACCGTTCAATGTACTCTTTGGTATACTTACCTCTTTTTTTCAATCCATCCTGCACCTGACGAACAATCTCTTTCCAACTGTCCTTATCGCTATCCACTTTCGGCAATTGCAATTCCAGCTTACCCAGGATGTCACCATCCACTTTTGCTTCAAGCTCCTCAATATTGTTCTGCATTTCCAGAGCCATTTGCTTTGCACGCTTATCGCCATAGTCACCTTTGTGCATCCGATAGAACCGCTTTTCCATTTCCATCAGTGCCGGCATATATCTTTCTTCGTATGTGCCACGTACCCAATCTTCATCGTGATGGTCCATCATGTGCATCTTCAGGTACGTATCAAACTCCTCTTTTCTGCCTCTATGTGAGTCAGACGTCAGAATACATTTGATGCCCAACTCTTCACCGAGCTCAATCATTCCAACGTTTATTTTCTCCTGAGCCCCAACCTCTGAAATCTTATAAGGCTGAATCTCAATATACAAATCGTCACCAAACAAACTCTGCAACTTTTCCAGATACTTGACTGCCTGCTTTTTCTTCCCTTTCAGAATACATTGGGAACTGTAGCTGGCTACACATGCAGTAGTACATATCAATCCTTCATGGTACTTCTCCAATAACTCAAACGTCCATATCGGATTGTAATACTTCTGCAATTCTCCCTCATACTGCAAAGCATTCAGATTTCTGTATCCCTCCAAATCTTTGGCAAACAAACATAAATGGTAACCTCTTTCCTGAGCCTTGTACACCGGCAGAAAATATCCTTCAACACCGAGTACCGGCTTGATGCCTTCTCTTTTGCATGCATCATAGGTTTGAACCAAACCATTCGTATTGCCGTGGTTGGAGGTAGCCAGGGCAGTATGCCCCAGCTCCTTTGCCAACTTTGCAAGCTCTGCCGGCTTTCCGAAACCATCAAACCGGCTGAACATATCGTGGCGGTGTAAATCCAACATAACATCTACCTCCTACCACTTATGCTTATTCATCTTCCCATTCGTCACCATCGTCATCGGAGCCATCTTCATCGCCCCAATCTTCCTGAGCCTTGTCATACTCCTCCAACTGTTTTATGTAGAACTTAGCAGGCTTCTTCGGAGGCACCTTTATATCCCGTTCCTTACACAGCTTGAACAAATCCTGAGGCGACATGCTTTCGTAGTCCGGAGCTTCTTCGTCTTCGTCATCGCCCCAATCCTGGTCGTCATCATAGTCGCCGTCTTCATCTTCGTCCTCATGGTCCAGACGCCACTGCTCCAACTTGTCCACGTAATACTCGACCTTCTTCTTCGGCTGAACGTCAATATCACGTTCCTTGCACATACTGTACAACTTCTGAGGTTTCATTCCCTCCAGCTCCTCAGTAGGCGGCAGCTTATCTTCATCGCCCCAATCTTCCTCAGGCTCCGACTTCTTTCCAGACTTCTTGCCACCCTTGCCGTTCGGCTTCGGCATCGGGAAATCATCATTGTCGTCTTCGTCCTCAGACCCTTCTGCTGCATCACACGGAAATGCTTTGTCCAGCATCTTCAGCAACTGCTTCTGAGAGAACGGCTTCGCCTTGTCATTCCGAAAACGTACCTTATCCATCGGCACCACTGCGTACGTTTTGTTCTGCTGCTTGCCGGATACGCTAATGACGTAATCCCTATCGCACAATGTACCATAGGTTTCATACATACTAATCAGATGCGGCACGGGGCTGCAGTTATTGACCGGGAACATGAACACCCGTACTTCCTTTGCCTCATAATCCCAAACGGACCATGCATACTGGCTCCTTGTCCTGATACCCTCTTCATCACAATAAGGGCAATCACGTCCAAAGATTTCCTGACACGGCGTAGGAACCACTCCACCTGCAAAGTTATCGTGGAACGTAATTTCCATACCGTCGTCCGCATCAGTCAGAAAACGGAAACGCCTTTTCTCTCCTTCCCTGATGAACACGAACTTACCTTTGTTCGTACCTGCCCTCTTGACTTCATTCTTAATTTGATTGACCAATCCTGCCATCTTACTATCTCCTTTACTGGTATCTCTTGTGGTACTGGTCCATCGTCCTTTGGTACATCCTCTGAAATTGTTCTGGCGTCATTTCTCCCGGGTCTTTGATACCTTTCAGATAACTCCACCTTAACACATTCTTTGGACCGAACACCGACTTCAAGTACAATGTTCCTTTGCGACCACACTCATCGTTATCTAAACAACTTATAATCTTCGTTACTCCAGCTTTCCTCAGTTTGTCCTCCTGCTGAGCTGACATTTTCCAACCGAGAATTGCCACCACACTGTCCTCCAAACCACACTCTACGAACCTCAGCCGGTCCATGTATCCTTCGACCACTATTGCATATTTCTCACTGCCGTAGTTGCCAACCAAAGTTGTTGCTCTGGAGAACCCTTCGTTATATAAATACTTCCGCTTTGCTTCAACATCCTTTCTCATTGTTCTGGATACCCAACCACGAAACTTACCGTTGTCCATCATCGGAAATATCAACCCATACATATCGTTATACGTCACTTTTGCCTTAACGGCATTCAACGTTTCTGGACTGTATCCCCTCTGTTCCATATAACCTAAAGCATGCAATACTTCTTGTTCATCATCCCAAGTCCAATCTACTGTCCTCAGTCCATGATAGTAGTCATACGCTTCATCATACAACTGCTTCTTTGGCTTTTGAACTTTTTGGATTGCCTTAACGTCAATCTTGATATTGCTACACTTGTCCGATTTCAGTATCTTCAAATATTTTTGGTATGCCTGCAGGTCATTCAAACCATTGTACTTCTTTTCCATCAGCTCTACGAACCGCCTTGCATCACCACTCAACTGGCAACCGAAACAGAACCACGAACCATCTACCAGATTGACCAACAAACTCGGATTGACATCGTTTGCATGAAACGGACAAACAATCTTCTGCTTTGTGGTATGAGCATCATATATTAAATTGTAGTACCACAGCACCTTTGCCAATTTGGTTGCGCCATCATTGTTACCATTCGTCATTGCCATCGTCCTTTTTCACCTGAGTGGTGAAATAAGGCTTCTGAGTTTTGACCACATAGCAACCGCTGATTTGCTTGACTGTCAACTGTCCGGTATCACCCAATCGGTCTACTGCTTTTTCATCTACAGTCTTGTCCACCAGAATGAACCGTTTGAAGATTGCCGGGTCTACACCACAGCTCTTCAGATATTGAATCAGCCCCTGCATATCTGAGATGCGATACTGTTTCTTGATGACTTGTTTGGCGATAGGCTTTTCGACCTTTTTCTCCAACTTCTCAGCATCCCACTCGATGGAAGTCTTCTCCACTTTCTTAACGACCAATTGACCACCGGCAAATCCATCGTCATCAAACTTTGCACTGGCTCCACCGTTCTTCCCAAAGTACTCATTCATCATTTCGTAAAACTCATGCTTCTGGGCTTCGAACTGTTTCTGTGTCTGGTCAAACTCTTCTTTCAGATGGAAAAACTCCCAAGCCGCATCTGCTGCTTTCTGCTCAAGACTCTGCCCCATCTGCACCCACCAGTCCTTTCAAAAGTTTGTACACGCCTCTCGGCCAACGCTTACCGGAACGTACCCACACCACATCTTCGTACTTAATAACGTACTGGGCACCATAATCCGTCTCAACCATGAACTTCCGGTTCTGAGTAGACTTCTTAATAATCTTCGCACTCTTTACCTTGCCATTCGGTAACCGAAATGCTACCAGTGTGTCCACCGTTGCAGACTCAATGTACGGCATTTTCTGTTCCATATCAACACCGATGTTAGCAGCTTTTTTCTCACTTTGCCCTGCCGCCTCTACTTCGTCATGGTCGTCAGTCTTAACTTTGTCTTTAGCACTCTTCTTGCTGACCTCAGCATTTTTCTCCGCTCCTAAGATTGCTTCGACCAATTCGTCTTTCTTGAAACAGTTTTTCCCGTTGTAATGGTGAATACCATTCTCTTTGCAGATAGCCTTCAGCTCGGCCACCTTCATGTTCTGTAACTCTTCTCTTTTCATCTTGTGCCTCCTAACACTATACTTTTGTTTAGTAGCATCTGCTACCGACGGCTGACCATGACGCTCATTTAACCAGCTCCCCTCGCATTCCTTTTCGAACGGGAATCATCCTCAATCCTAAAGGAAACAGCCGGCACCGTTTCGTCTTAATCTTCCAAGACTCATCAGGATAGCTTTTTCTTTTATTATACACCAATCTAAACCAGAAGTCAACAGCCAATTTTATAATGTATTCCAAACGATTATGAATAACACCATACATACGGCTGCTACCAACATTGGATAGTTAAACTTCGTTTTTGGCCACATATCGGATACCACCGCACCTATGATTGTTGCCAATGCCAATACACTCAACAGCAACAGCTTTGCTTTCAACAGAAACTCTTTGAACTTCTCTTTCACTCACTTTTCCTCCTTTTCTTTTGATTAACAACAAAATGGAATGGCTCCAGTCATCACCATATGCTCTTGTTCTTGTAAACACCAAAACATTGATAAGTCGTGCAAACCAGTTTCGTCCTCCACGTAAGCACTTACGTCAAAGCTGTCCGTATACCGGTACATCTTATAGTAATGCTTCCACATCTTCTTCAGAACCAACTCGCTTGCCACCGGACACTCAATACGGCAGCTTGCTGTTGCACCATACATATCCTCAGTTATCGTTACAAAATACTTTGCCATACTCAGCACTCTCCTTTCAGAACTTCTCGTAATAATATTTGGAGCCACTCTCAGTACTCCAGAACTCTGTCCTCAGCATCTTAATCTCTACCGTTACCTTAACCATCTTGATTTCTACTTCAGTGGACTCATAAGCCGGGCACATTGCCTCATACCAAACAGCTCCATCTGCAAATACGTATGTCTTCCAGTATCTGCCATATTCATCCATGCTGCTGGTATCACATTTGAAATCATGTTTGTGCTTCGCGAAGAAGCTTTTCTTTTCCTCACTGTACTGTTCGTAATTAACTGTCATCATCTTTTTGTCCTCCTAAACACTCATTTGCAATCTTGCTACTTTTCAGCAACCCCTCCGGAGCTTTGTCTCGTCTGAGCCACTTACTACTTCGACTTAGATTTGCTTGATTTATTTTATATTTATATCTTACACCATATCTACTCTGAAGTCAACATGTTTTTGAAAATATTTTGGGCTGGCTGTCCAGCCCGTGTTCTTTATCTAAGGAACATATCAACGTGTGAATTTCTGAATGTTGATGTTGTACCATCTGTAAACTCAAGTACCAGATACTCATGCATTTCGTCGATGCAACTTCCATCTGTACGTTCTTCGATTTCTTTTGCATCTTCTCCATCAACGATGCTCCACTGCTTCAGTCCTGTGTACCGTACCATTCTTTCTTCACCAACATTACCAGTGTACTTGCTGTTCTCGTATACGAATAATGTAACCTTTACCTCTGCCAGATTCTCTGTGAATGTTGTTCTGTTATATGTTCTTGTCATTTCTTTGCCCTCCTAAGCATTTGTTTGATTTACCTTATGATTATAGTATACGCCATGGTATACGAAATGGCAACAAATATTTTCTGGAAATTTTTGGAAATATAAAGAAATGACGGCATGCACCTGCACACCGCCACTCCTTACACAAACCTACATTCCTAATTGCTTGAACACGAAGCCTATCACAATGCCTACAATAGCCGTGACGATATACCCCACTACTTTGCGCCACATTTCTCCATCTTTTGCCTCAAGGCTCTCCAACCGTTTACCCTGCTTCTCAATCTCTTTCAAAGTAGAGTCCATGATTGTTTCCATCTTTTGCATTGATGCCTGCACCTGAGCAAAATTGCGGACTGTGTCCTCAAGAATACTGATGCGCTTACTCTGGCGTTCATTCGCCTCGTCCATCCTCTTGACGAACTCTTCGTGTTCAGGCCGTGAGATAAAATCTTCACTCATACCGGTTCCTCCTGAATCTTACTCTTCTGTAGCCAGCTCACCGAGCTCCAGAGCTTCAAGCACAGCTTTCACTTTCGGCTTGATAACCGCCGGAACCTGAGCATACGTCTTCACGCCCTTAATAATCAGCGTAGCATAAACCTCAGCCATCGTTTGTTCCTCCTTTCGTAACAAAACTCTTAATATGAAAAGCCGGATACTACACAGCATTTTCACCACCTGCCAACTCCGGGTAACCACGCTCAGCCAAAATGTTCTTGACCTCCTCGCGTATTACCTCAGGCACCTGCTCAATCTGCTTGATGCCCTTAATAATAAGGTTTGCATATACTGCAGCCATCTTTTGTCCCTCCTTATCCTAACATCATCTCGTACACCTCAGTCAAGCCGACCATTGCCTGCAGCGCCTGATTCTCGGTATTATCCATCCTTGCCTGCAACGTTTCGATATACTCAGCATTGGTATACTGGTCTACTTCACACTTCCATTTGGTCGAAGTTGCTCCAGACATTTCATCGGTCACCTCAACCTCTGTGCAAGCCGTAACCACCATAACTGAGGTATCATATACCGTCACAGTAGCCGGCTTTGCATCATAGATAATATCATGCAGCTTTTGCATTGTCCTTTTCCCTCCTTTTCATCTTTACGATTACTTCGTCGTGATACTCTTCAACATGCTCCCATATTACGTCTACGTACTTCATCTTCAAGCCGTCACCATTGCAATGCTGGAGCCAACCACACATGCTATTGATTGAACAGTACATATGATAGTTTATCAGCATTCCTTTATTAACACGACGTTTGATTGCCATACTGGTTTTCCTCAACGTTCCAGTGATACGTTTCCTCAGCCTTATATTACCATGACGGAATACATAGCCAACAAAATCAATACCTCTGTCTTCAACCCTGAAAATGCTCCAGTTAGACTTCACCGTCAGATGCAGCTCGTTACGCATATACGGAATTATCTTGTTTATCAACTGTTGTAACTCTTCTTTGGTTTCTGCAAGGAACACCATATCATCCATATACCGGAAATAATGTTTGACGTGCCATTCCTCTTTTACTTTGTGGTCAAAGGCGCTCAGATAAAAATTACCGGAGTACTGACTGAAATAATTGCCAATCGGCACTCCGGTAGGTCCAGACGTGCTATCAATCAATTCGTAAATCAATTCCAGCAAATCCTTATCCTTGAACAGCCTTGCATACTTATCCTTCAGTATCTGTTTGTCGATACTCGGATAATATTTGGATATATCTATCTTCAGGCACCACTGAGTACCAACTGCATCAACCCTCAGTGCCTTTTTCAACTTCTTGTAAGCCTTGTACGTCCCTCGTCCCGGCAATGCACTGTACGTGTCATCAGTCAAATTCTTTAGCAAGTACGGTTCGATAACTTGAATCAAAGCCCACTGGAATACCCTATCAGGATAATAAGGCAACTTGTATATCTCCCGTACCTTATTGCCATCGAACTTTTCAAACACTTCATACTCAGATGTCCGGTACGTATGATTCTTTATAGCATCTTGCAACTCATACAGATATTTACCTGGGTTACTGTCCACCATCTGAACTTCGGTGTAAAACGTTTTGCTTTTGCGGGCATTCTTGTGAGCTAATACCAAATTGTCGATATCGTAGACCTGCTCGAACAATCCACTCGCTCTTTTCACCTTAGTCCGGCTCTCCATTCCTTATAGTAGCCTGCGCTTAATCTTGTGTGTTTAGTTTGCCAACCTTTCGTCTCACCTTATCTCGTATGAGCACTTACTAAGACAGCTTTTCAACAATATTTTGCCCACCTGACTACCATCTTCCTTCATGGTAGCAGCACAGTATAGGTCAGGCACGGACGCCCATGATATAATTGCGGAGCTTATCTGATAACTGGCTCCTTTATTATCACACATAACAGACGTGAGCTGATATTCGAATTCGCATTCGAAGCTGTATTATTCAGATTCCAGTAGAACGTGCCTGCTTTAGCTGCATTATTCCAATTGCTGCTGAATTTAACGACTTCTTAATGAATTTTTTTCAAATCCAAACATCCAATCCACTATCATGGGTCGCCCTATGATTTTCCATACCTATGTTTGTTACAAATTTAATTTCGACACAGACGCGAGCCGATACTCGAATTCGCATCCGAAGCCGTATAAGCCAGATACCAGCAGAACGCGCCCGCCTTAGCCGCATAAGCCCAAGCGCCGCCGAATCTAACGACCTGAGTAGCATCAGCCACCCAAACGTTATCACACCAGAACGTTGCCGAGCTTCCACCGGAGCCAACCGGTAAGAACGGAACATCATTGGTCATTGCCAACTTGGTGATATACTTATCGTTGTTATTGGCTGCAGTCATTCCAGACGCCAGCTCAATCTCATAACCGGCTCCAGTATCATTATACTTGGACGGGTCACGGGTCAACTTGTAAACATTGTTCACATAACATACGCCGTCTGCCCATTCCCATGTATCAGCATAGAAATCCTCAACCCAGAGGAATACCACACCATTGACACCACCCTGGTCACCAAAGCAGCAGCCATAGTTATCGGACCACCCAGTGTTCACATTTGCGGTATTGGAACTCAGCGACCTGCCCTGTCCCAAAGCGCTCTGGCTGTTCCGGTTCTTATACATCAGCAGGTACATGAACTGCCATAAGAAAATCATATAGATATCATTCTGGCAATACTGAGGCCCCATTGCTGTTGCCAAAGTCCTGAACGCCGCCCTGGTCTTGTTGACCGTCTTCGGTACTCCAGAAATCGAACGCATCATGGTTTCATCACCGGTAGCAAAACCAGCCATATAACGACCACGATACCGATACTCTTTCTCCACTCCTGCAACCTCATTCCAACAGAACCACGAACCGTCTTCGCGGACGTTACTGATGGAAATTGCAACCTTGCCATTAGCCACCTTCGAAATCTTACCATACATCTTCTTGACCTGAACCATTACGTCACCATCGGCTCCAGTCAATACCGATGCGGTATCATCCAACTTCTTCTTCAGGTTATTCGGGTTCAGGAAATATGCCGGCGAATCAGCTCCCTTCTTGATTACACAAGGACGGAAGTATTCTTTCAGCAACTCCGTGTTTGCCCATCCACCCAAATTGGCTCCGGACGCCGGTGTAATACCGACTGCATCATCTGCATACTCAACTGCCGTGACCGTACCGTCTGTTCCGTTATCCACGATGATGGTGTACTTGAACTTCGGGTTTGCCTCAGTCAGTACCACAGAACCATCGGACTGCTGGTACAGATAACCAGCTCCCAACTCTTTCGGGTCGGTAGCCTTGTTCTGCTTATTACCCATTGCAGTGGTCAATGTATCCTGGGCATCTTCCATCTCGCCCAATCTGGTGTCATACTGCTGCAGGTTTTCCACTGCAGTGTTGGCCGTCTGAACTGCCGTATTGGCACTATCGATAGCCTGCTGCGCCTGATTATTCAATGCAACGTACTCGGGCGTATCAGCCATCTGCTCCGCTACATTGGCGGCAATCTCGCCAAACTTCATTGCGCGTGTACCCTCTGTAGGTGACTCCACCATGATAAGGTCATTCGCGTTTGCTTCTGTCGTCTGAGGATAATCTTTTAACGTCTTACCCTCTCCAGCAACTACTCCTGCCATTTTGTTTTCTCCTTTCAATTTTCATTTTCACATTTGCATAACGGTTCCGTAAACATCAGATACGAACCATCAGTACCTCGGATATACTCACCTGAATTGCTTGATACTGCCGGCACCAATAACTGCTTGCTAACCAACATATCCAGGATGTTACCGATTGCAATACTATTGACCTTTATCTGCGCCTGCAGAGTTTTCGTAGTAGGCTGAATACCCATCAGGTATGAGCCGTCAGATGCTTTTATGTAGTATCCATCTGTACCCATAACCGGAGAACGCAGCCAACCATCATACAACATATCATAAAGGTTATCAATCAGCTTCTGCTGGTCATCAATCTGCAACTGCAATGCGCCTGCAATATCACTGCTGAATTTATCCTTGATACTGGCAAACCAATCTTCGAACTCTTTTGTCCACGTCTTCGTGTGGCTATCATACCACGTCCTGAAATCCAACTGCTGTTTGGCAATCCACTTCAGGTATTCTTCTTTTTGGGCATCAGTCCAGTCATCATAATCTTTCTCGGATGCAGCAACCCACGCTTCGTAGTTTGCCCTCTGCTCTGCAGTCCACGTATCGTACAGATTTTTGTTGGACAGCATCCACTTGATGAATTCGTCTTCCTGAGCTGCAATCCAATCTTCATAGCTCTTTCTGGAAGCAGCCGTCCATGCAATGTACTCTGCCATCTTATCTGCAGTCCACGTATCGTAATCGGTTTGCTTCTGATGCACCCAATCTTCATACAGCTTCTGCTGATTGCTGATATATGCCATATATGCCGCTTTCTGAGCTGCCGTCCAATCTGCATAGTCCTTTTCGTATGTAACCTTAAACTCTGCAAAGTACTGCTCGAATTGGTTATACAGACCTGTGGTATCAATCTGGTCAACTACTCCAGTAACCAGACCACACTTTGCTGTTGCCAATCTGGTATCGTCGATTGCTGATTGGGTTATCTTGATTGCACCCTTAACAATCGACACCGTTGCTAACTGCAAATCGTAATAGTCTGCATCCCTACGGATTGCCGGAGCCACCGGACTGCTCGATGCTATTCCTTTGATTACCTGCAGCCACATATCCCTTTCCTGATTACCCCACCTCAGAACGATTGCATCAATCCGATTCAGTACACCATCTGCAACGTCCAATGATAACGTATACTCTTCGGTATTCCGATACCACCATCCATTTATCCATGCTTCGCCAGACAGTACCTTAATTGACATATTTGGTGACGTCTGGGCCAGCACTTCCAACTTCTGCATACTCTTTCCAAAGATACCATTACCAATGAAACTGGCGAAGTATGCAGCAAACTGTTCTGCCAAATATACTCGGTCATATTCTTCGCCTACCAACTGGGCATTGAAAAATCCACATTCCTGAGCCATTGTCCATCCACCTCCTTTCTATCCGAATGAACGTCTTGCTCTTTGCAGCAACGTTGGATATGAGTAACCAAACGTCAACACCAGAGCATACTCATCATCGAAATCTTCTTCCACACTTGTTATTCTTGCGGATACCGATAACCCTAACTGTTCATCAACTACGGTCACCTTGTCTCCCTTTTGGTAGTCTTTACCGAATTCATACTGTACGTCACCAAACTGACGTATCTGTGCCTCAAATGTTTCCGTCTTCTGATGCTCCGCCAACTTCTCCTCACCACGCTGAATCAATGTTGCCTGATACTGGGCAGCAGTCAACGTATGTGGGTTGCCTGCATCATCATATATTTCAGACTGCAAATCTCTTGCGTCAACGTAAAGGACTTTTCTTGCCATACCGGCCGCATTTATATCACCAACGAACACCGTAGTCCTTTGCCCATTCTTTTCCTCACCCTGAACCATTGCCACGTTTTTGACGTCCTCAATATTCAGATAGTATGAACTGGACAACACGTCCTCCAATGCCGTTGAGAATACCACCGGCTCATTCTCCGTTTGCTCTTGTGTGTGGTCTACTCCTGACCTCACCTCAAATACCAACCTCTTTGCTCTCGGGTCGAACAGTACGCTAAACCCAATATCTGCTGCAGATGCATTACTATAAAGCACATCATACAAACTGCCACCAGTCTTCTGGTATCCATTCACCTGCTTGCCGAGATGCTGGTCTGCAGCATTAACCAGATACGGTATCTTGTTTTTCGGGTTCGTAGGATTGATGGCATACTTGTTCACCATATCATACATAAGCGTACTGGTAAAATTCTTCCCACTTTTATTATACATCCCTTCAACGATTTTGTCAACAAGCAAAATTTCCAGCGTCCAACCTTTTACATTGAACTCTTTCTCGCCATCCTCATTGACCGTCTCTTTTACAATCTTGATTATGGCAGCATTCTCACCACCACACCATATTACTCTGTCGGCCTTCAACTTCTCTGCATTGCTATCGGTTATCGGTGCCCATAACTGGAACATCGCTTTGCCGAGGAATGCATCAGGCCACATCAATGACGTATACTCGTCCAACTGCCCAATAGGCTCGAACGTGGTATCGTTCATTTCGAAAATCGTTATCTCAATCTTCTTGTCTAATAACATTCCTGAACCTCCAAATACTTATTCGAGAAGTATATGTATACCTCCAGATTATCAATCCCTGCATCTGCATCATACCGAAACAGATTGTCACCAACGTCCAACTGGAGCCATGTGGAGTCTAAATCACGATATCTGAAATAATTAGTCTCAATACCGTTTATCTTTGCCACCACTTTCTTCTCTCCTATGGTCGTATAAACCTCCACCACGTCACCTGCATACAGAGTTTTATTCAACTTGAAATAATCCTGAGTATACACATTTATCAGCGACGGACCGGTCAATGTTCCCAATGCTTTGAACACAATCTTCATGCCGGTGCCAACTGCTCCAGAATTGAACACGTTTACAATCAAGCTCGGCTCTCTTACACCAAACACTACTGTTGGTGGGTTCTGAGTAGTCTTATTGATTATCAGCGGGAAATGGAACAACGCTTTGGTGGATGCAGCAGACACCTTATCATCATTGGTATCCTTGAATAACGGGTCTGCTGCCATACCGGTTATCTTAAACTTACACATCACCTCGTTGTTCTCAACCAAATTAGCACTGTACTGGATTGACTTATTTGGTAGGAACTTCAATTTGTACTTGCTGTACGTCATCTCAATCAATTGCTGTGGATTGACGAACCGATTTAACATTGCTTTCCGGTCCGTCATTTGGCCTTCAGTATCCGCTATCACCCAACCGACCACTTCTACGTCCCTGGTGCCTAAACTGGTACCGGTTACGTATACACCAATCTGATTGACGTATTTATAACTGTGATGCGTTCCTTCAACCTCTCCCCATGTTGCTGACTCCAGAATGTAGTATGGAGTGGTGACCATATCCAGCTCCAATAATGCATTCGTAGCCATATTCAAAAGTTTTATATTTTCGACCATCGGTCACCACTCCTTTCCTACATTATGCAAATCCTTCTGCCATATCCCGTTCAGCCCTCTGCATTTGCTTAGCAGCCTCAATCTCATCAATTGATTTGGTGGTATAGAAATTGTAATTCCTTATGCCACCGCCACCATTGGGCGTATCCGGGTCATCTTTAACATCGCCACCTCTGAACACTCCACCATACCCGATATATCCAATTGGCGTGCCATTTGCCACAGCAGTACCAACCGCTATCAAGTATTCCAAATTACTCCGCATGCTTGCTACCGAAGCAGCCAACCTTGCTTCAATCGATTCAAAGTATTCGGCGACTGACGTCATCGCTCCTCTCATATCACTCTGTACACCAACACTAACGTCCTCAGCCTCAAGGTCATCAATGCCATCATCCAACGACTTCTGCATATCCTTTGTTGCTTTGGACATTGCAGATTCAAACCCGGCAGCAATACCAGGCGGCAACCACTTACCAATCTTATCCCGCATCACTCTGGACGGTGAATTGATACCCAAAGCACTCTTCGCCTTATCCACCAATCCGGACAATGCACTCTTAATGCTTTCATATAGACTGGATACCATACTACCGATACCATTGATAATACCTTGTATGATATTTCTACCGATGCTGGCAAACGTATCGGTGATTCCATTCCAAACATTCACAACACCATTCTTTGCGTTGGTCATTGCATTGACTACTAACTGCTTGGCATTGTTTACTGCATTGGACATAGCCGTCTTCAAATTCTCGAACGTCTGCGATACAGAGCTCTTGATATTATCTGTTATGTTACACAGACTGGACTTAATGTTATTGAACGTATTTGTTACTGCAGTCTTCAAATTATTGATTGTATTGCTTACTGCCGTCTTCATGTTCTCAAACGTTTGTGACACAGTCTGCTTGATACCGTTCACTATATTTGAAATGGTCGTCTTGATTGCGTTCCAGACAGTTTCCAACGTACTCTTAATCGCATTAACAACTGTCGATACCGTATTCTTGATTGCATTCCAAACATTCGTGATAACGGTCTGTATGCCATTCATCACAGTCTGTATGATTGTTTTGATTGCATTCCAAACCGTATTGATGGTCGACTTAATTGCATTGACCACCGTCGACACTGTCGTCTTTATAGCATTCCAGATATTGGTTATCACCGTCTGGATTGCATTCATAATTGTGGTGATGATATTCTTGATTGCTTCGAATACCACATTGATGGTGTTCCGAATTGTATTGACCAATTCGGTTATCAGGTTCTTAATCGTCGTCCATGCTGTATGGAGTTTGTTCTTGCACTCCTCCACATTGCCGGACAGGAAGTCCTTGATTGCACCAAAGATATTCTGAATCACATTTTGGATACCAACCACAACCAACGTAATTGCGTACAGTATGTTATTCCAAACACTCTGTATGGTATTCCATATCGTATCCAGCACCGACTTAATCGTATTGTAGATTGTATCGAAGATGGACTTGATGGTCTGCCATATCGTATCCAATACACTCTTGATGGTGTTATAAATCGTATTCCATACAGTCTGGATTGTTGACCATATGGTATTCATAACACTGCTTATGGTATCTCGTATCGTATTGAAAATGCTACTGATGAAACCATAGATATTCGATACCACGTTCGATACGGTCGTATAAATCGCGTTCCATATTGTACTGAAGAAATTACTTATTGCACTGAATACTGTCGTTACAGTTGTCTTAATCGCATTCCATGCATTCGATGCAAACGACTTAATGCCGTTTACGATTCCCTCAAAGAACGACTTGATGCCTTCCCAAATGCCTACGAAGAAATCCTTGATACTTGTCCAACACTCATCCCAACTGGTTCCAAACCAACCGAGAACTACATCTGCTACGCCTTTCAGTGCATCCAGCACGCCGGTGAATATTCCAACAATAGCATCCCATATTCCGCCAAACACTTCTTTGACGCCATTCCAACACTGCTCCCAATTGCCGGTAAACAAACCAGCAAATATGTCAAACAGTCCAGTTAATACGTCAAGCACTCCACCTAACACATCGCTGATGATTTGGAACGCCGCTTCAAATACTGGCGCCAACAGATTGCAGAACTCATTCCATACCGCACTGATTACTTCTGTAAAATTCTCGAAGTCGAAACCTAAAGCATTCAGCCGGTCAACTATCCCTTGAGCAAAATCTTGGAACTTCTGTTTGATGCCATCCCAGATTGCCGTTATCTTATTCCGGAACTCTTCATTGGTATCCCATAGGTGTTTGAATGCTGCAACCAATGTTGCTATTACAGCTATGATTGCAACCACTGGAGCACTCAGTCCACCAATTGCCGCCTTGAGCAAACCGAAACCGGACTTCAACTTAGTAATCATGCCCGGTATCTTACCGAACGTTGTTATGATGCTACCGAATGCAGTCACCACTTTACCAACGACCAATATCACCGGACCGATTGCGGCGGCTATTGCAGCCCACTTAACAATCTGTTTCTTTTGCTCTTCATCCATTCCCTGGAACTTTATTACTAACTGCTGTATCCATTCCACGAATTGCTTCACGTATGGTAGCAGTATTTCACCAAACTGCAATGCCAACTCTTGTAAGCTGGACATCAATATCGTCAACTGACCACTCAAATTGTTCTGCATTATGTCAGCCATTTCCTGAGAAGTACCAGATGCATTGTAAATACTCTCAGTCAAATTCTGGAAGTCTTCATCAGTGCTGTTTACAATGGCCAACAAACCTGCCATGCCTTGCTTACCTGCCAACTGAGCAGCAAGCTGAGCTTTCTGTGCACCCTCTGCACCATACATGGCAACGCATAAATCGTTAATTGCCTGCTCGTATTCCTCTTCGGACATTTCCCCACTTTGGAATGCAGTATCTATTTCGGCTATCGATTTCTGGAACTCGGCAGCATCCATTTTGCCGCCACCGAAACCTTTCCGTAAATCCTGCATAACCTCCATCAGGGACTTCATATTGCCTTCGTCATCCTGCAAACTTACACCTAACGTCTGCATTGCTGCAGCCATTGTATCGGTTGGGTTTGCCATATTGGTCAACATCGTCCTCAGGGAAGTACCTGCCATAGAACTCTTGATACCCTGATTTGCCATCAGCCCTAAAGCAACAGCAACGTCCTCTACAGAGTACCCTAATGCACCAGCTACTGGTGCAACATATTTGAACGACTCACCTAACATCGCCACATTGGTATTGGAACTGTTGGAAGCAGCCGCCAACGCATCAACGAATCGAGTCGTGTTATCTACTTCGACTTCAACGCCATCCTTCAATACCTTACTGGTTTCTTTTGCCGACAAACCAAAAGCTGTCATAGCATCAGTAACAATATCGGATACCGTTCCTAACTCTTCACCAGAAGCAGCAGCCAGGTTCATTACACCGGAAATACCACCTAACATACTGTCAACGTCCCAACCGGCCATAGCCATGTATTGGAACGCTTCTGCACTTTCTGAAGCACTGAATTTCGTCTTAGCTCCCATCTCACGAGCTTTTGCATTTAATTTATCAAAATCAGCACCAGTCGCTCCTGAGATAGCCTGAACCTTGCTCATTGCCGATTCAAAGTCTGCACTGGTTTTGATTACCACTCCACCGATACCCAATAACGGTGTGGTTACACTCTTTGTGAGGCTGGTGCCGACCGATGAAAGGCTTTTGCCAACATTGGTGATACCACCACCTATCTTTGTTACCAGATTGCTACTCGCCTTTTCACCCTCTGACTGGGCTGTCCTTAAATTTGCCAGAAATCCGGATATATCCAAATCCAGATAACCGACAGCAGAACCTACATCGACCGCCACTGCCTTCACCACCTTTCGTTAGCCTTGCTATTTGTAATGACGATACATGTCTGCAAAAGACTTGTACTCCACCTTAAACTGGGGCTCTTCTCCCTCCTCCAGTTTTCTGATGATATACGCACATGCTTCATCAAAGCAATACGCAGTATAAGTGTCGTCTTCAATCCCCATAAGGATACTCGGGCGACACTTATACATGTTACTCAGGCTTACGATAGTTAGTATGGACTTGGACTTAACGAAAGGACTCTAATGCCTTGATACCGTTCTGGCTGTAATTGAAGATTGCCATCATCTGGTCATCGGAAAGCTCCATTCCCGCTTTCTTGATATCAGCCAGCGAAGGCTCAATCAAAGCAGACTCTGCAATCATTTCCATCAGCTCATACGTTTGACCGAGCATCTCAGTATCATCTTCATCCAGACCGCTGCCACCTTTGGCAAACAACTGATTTGCAGTGTTCAGCAGGCTGTTCGGAATTTTACCGGACTTGGCCAGCACCAACATACTCGGCCGGCGAACCCTCGCTACGAACGGCTGCCCCTCGCCGAAATCCGGAAACCTCACAATCGTACCCTGACTGTAAGACTGCAGGTCAGCCATCGAAGTTACCTTCATCTGGGCGACTGGCTGCTTATTCATCATTACCACGTTGTTACCGGACTGTTCGTCATGGACCACATCCAACTGCTTTTCCGGATGCTCCTTCTCGGTTTTCAGGACTGCAGAAATCTGGTCCTCACTCATTCCCATTGCCACTAACTGTTCTCTCGTAAACTGTGCCATCTTATTTTTCCTCCATTTTTAATTTATTATTTAATTACGCCGTAGCGTTTGATAATACCGTTCCGCCGGCGATTGCTTTACCGTCATTGGTGCACTCTACGATAGCTACGTACTGCCCTGCAGCCGCAACAATATCAGTCTTGCCATCCCATACCGCATATCCAGTTACAACCTTGCCATACTCAGGCAGTGTAGGCTCTGTTGCAGATACCAGACTCAGGTACTTGTTGGTGTAAGAATCTTTGTCCGGCTCCACCGTAATCTTTACACTGCCAGCAGTATCGGACGGCTCAGCCTTCACATCCAACTTGCCCAGTACGAATTCATCAACCAACATAGGCAGACTCTTCACGTAGGACAGATTGTAAGGTGCCTCACCAGTCTTCGGAGCAGAATTGATTTCATACTCTGGAGCACGGAATGCATCATCCTCAGATTCAAACGCCACCGGTGTACCGGTACAGTTGGGATACGAAATCTTCTCATACTTGACAATCTGGCCGGATGCATCATACTGAGCAGTGTAAGCATTCACCTTGAATACCTCACCCTTATCCGGACTTCCTGCCACCGGTGGATTGTACCCAACGATTTCGTCCGGGTCTTCAGGATTGTACAGAATCTCACCACCCTGCAGCACCAGAACCAACTCCGGATTGAATACGTTATCCGTCAACGTCAATTTGTGGCCAGTGATGGTTTTCTGCTCCGGCTTCTGAGCCCTCAGGATACCTTTCACGACCAGCTTCTTGCCCTCAGTTGTTTCAATCTGGGGCTCAACGCCTAACTTGTTTGCAGTATCGAAACCAAACTCGTTGCCATCCTTAGTCTCAATCGTAATCAAGTTACAATCGATGGTAGCAATCTCAGCTTTGGACTTCTTGACCTGCCTGTTATTTGCGCCCATAACATATCTCCTTTCACTGTTTCTTGTAATTCTTATACTCGATACTTATCATGTGAGCCTTCACACTATCATCATAATAACTCGGAGCCTCATTCCCATATTGGTATATCATCGGCTCCAATTGCTTCAACGCCTTTTTGACGTTCTGTACCAATGGCTCCAACTTACTATATGCCTGCTTCGGTACGTAGCACATTACAGCATATAGAGCAACATCTGTGCTAAAACTCGAATGTGATGTGGAGCCATCATTCTTCACCACAACGTATGGTGCTTTACATTCCCCGGTTGCGATGCCCGGCGGAAATACCTTGAAACCGTTTTCCTCCAGACAGTCAAATATATCTTCCCATCTGGAAGTGCCCGGCTGAAACGTCTTCGTATCAATCATGGCTCCACCTCACAATTTCAACTTACTCAACAGACCGTTCAAATCTTTTACGATTCTCGGACCTTCTTCCTTCACCGTTGGGGCAACAATTGCGTAATTCTTCTCGTGTGCCAGCTCCAACCATATACCGTACTCAACACCATGTGCAAGAGTCATCCGTACTGTGTTTTCATCTGGCTGAGAAACTTTAGCATTCAATGTCGCCTTCGCCATACCGGTTCTATCCGTCCACGGTCTGTTCAACTTCATTTTACTTTCCACTTCACTGGCCTTAGTTGCCATATACATAAGGACTACTGCTCCCAGCTTGGTTGTCATCTTACCCAGACCAGCGTGCAACGTACTTCCGTTATACTCCAGCCTGAATCCCATTATCGAATACCTCCAAACTTATATCAGCAAACACGTTCCAATTCTGGACATCTACGATACCAGTAACCGAATACGTTTTCCCATTTATCATAGCCACATCACCAGTCTGAAGCTTCAGCGGAGTGGTATCATCATATAAGCACAGAATGGTTGGTATCTTCTTGGTACGCACTTGTGTGGTATCGCCAGTAGTCACCTGAATGTGACCATTCTGTTCGTGATACAGACCTCTGATGACTCCAACCTCTTCATATTCATCAGACGGTTCTCCAAACTTATTTGGCACCGCCCTCAGAAACTCGTAATCAATACCACTCCGCTTCAACTCGCGCCTTAATTTGTACGTTTCAAACTTTGTGTTTATCACATCGTGTTAGCCCCCTTCCAGAATACCGGAATTAAACCGTTTATATCGGGACGCCAACCTCTTAAAATATGAGGATGTATCGCCAGTGTTAAGACCGCTGACAGATATCGTAGAATCTTCGGACTTGATGATAAGCATTTCATAAATCGTATCGTTTACGTTGCCACCATTCTTGTCCAGATAATACTGGAAGTCATCCTCTTCGAAGTATGGCGCCTGCTCCTCTCTTATCTCTTTCTTGATTCTTTCGATATCTGTCATAAGCGCTCCTTACTCCTCGTTTGCTGCATCCATGAACTGCTTGATACGCTCCTTAGCCTCATTGGCATTCTTGGTGCCGGAAATGTCGATGCCCTTGATTGCAGCGAACTGCTTCACTTCGTCCTTATTCCACTGGGAAATAGGTTTCTCGGACAGCTCCTCAACGAACTTGTCCTCTTCGGACTTCTCCGGCTCAGCCGGCTGGACAGGCTCAGACTGAACCTGACCATCACCGGCATACAGCGTATATCCCTGATGGCGATAGATACCATCGAATGCTCCCTGGCTGACTTCGATAATCGCCTTACCGTTTGTAATCTTTACCATCTGCTTGTCCTCCTTTCTGCGCCTTATGCTCCAGCTCCGGACGCCGCCGCTTTGGTATCGATGATGTACACCTCGTCTGCAGACTCGAACGAAGGCAAACAAATCATTGCCACAATCGTCTCAACCTGCACCGGGTCAATCTCCTGCTTCATCGTAATTGATACACCGGTATCAACGATAGAAACATCCGCCGCCGTACCTGCCATCAAATCAGACTCAGCCGGAGTGGTACCAAACCACGTCTTGCCCAGAGGACCATCCGGGAACATAACAAACGTATCGGTGGGCATGAACGGCAGAGTGTTGCCATTCTCGTCCTTATACCGTTTCTTGTTCCGGCGAACTACCAGACCGTTACACTGCTCTGCAATGTATTCCTCCAGCATGGCATCAGTCAGATGGCCAACACCATTGGTCTGTACGAACACAGACTTCAGAATCATCGTATTCTTCTTCAGGTCGCGCCACGTCTTGCCGTCACACATAGCCCTGGTAATAGTGCAGCCGGTATCGTCTTCAATCTCCTCAATTGCCGTCCTGATATCCTCAATTGGGTCAGAAGATGGGTCGCTCCAGCTCTTGGTAACAGTTGCCTTATGGGTTACACCATAATCGTACGTGAATGCCTGACCGTTGGCTGCCATACTGATAACACCAGTGGTAAGAGCCATTGTACGCATCCGCTCACGGGAAGCACGGGCACCACGGAGCAGCCGGGACTCGTCGTCGAAAATCTTCTCCATAACAGATTCGATATATGTCTGGTTGCCGGTTTCCAGAACCATGTTCAGCTCCTGGCGCAGCTCCTCATCGATATATGTACTCTCTTTGAAGTACGGCATCTCAGCAGTCAGCTTCTCGAAGCCGATACGAGCCCGAGGTACGGCATGTACATCGAACGCAGACGTCTTCAATACGATAGGCAGACCTTTGGCACCCTTCAGCCACTGCAGGCTGATACCACGTTTCTTATCGTCAGGGAAAAGCTCTTCACAAGGATACGGAGCTTCGTCCTGAGTCAGCTCAATCCAATACGAAGCCAACTGCTGGCTCTGCATTAAATCAAAAATCGTCATTTCTTGTTTCCTCCTTCTTTCGTTTTCTTTACATCTTCAGGAACGTCACCTGAGTAGTGGAGCCATCGATTGCTTTGGCAGTCGTAATTGCCGTAACCACATCACTGTCCACTCTGTTCACGTTTACGAAACCGAAAATCAGCGCCGTACCGTTTGCGTTCCCTTTGGTAACGTCCACATCGTGGAGCAGAACCGCGTTCATCGGAACTGCAGCAACCGCACCATCGCCACTGCCTGATGCAGCCGCCGGTTTCTTTGCTACCGTTTGCAGGTTCATAAAGTCGATATTGATGGGCGTACCTGCTTTGGCAATCTTCAGGTCACCAATTACAACACCCAACGACTGAGGTACGATGCACCCTACAGAGCTCTGCAAATCCACGTTTGCCAGAATCTGTTTCGGAGCACCATACGTCTTCTTGGTAATGCCACTTCTGTTCAGCATCTTCTGTTTACCTCCTTCTTACATTAGCTCCAGAAAGATTTCTTCGGAGCGGATGCTTTCCGCCGGGCAGCCAAACGCTGACCCATGTTTTGTTCCTCCCCGGCTTTGTTGCCTTTCTTTCCTCCGTTATCCCCCTTGATGGACGAACCAGTACCACGCTGGCCGACTTTTCCTTTCTTGCCTGCTCCGGCTTTACCGCCATCATCATCCTCGGAACCGTCCTCAAACCACGTAGGATACTTCTTCTTGTACTCACCCAACAGAGTCTTGATATCGGAGTCGTCCGTCTTCTTGGACATAACCAATGCGACCATATCCTCAACGAACTCACGCTTGATACCCAACACCATTGCCTCAGCCTTAATCTCAGCTTTTGCCACCCGTTCCTCAGCCTCACGAGCTTTCTCATCGTCTGCAGCCTTCTGCTCAGCCGCTTTCTGTTCGTCAGTCTTTTGGCTGGCAATCAGAGCCTTAACCATTGCAACAGCTTTGGTATCTTTCGGGTCAATTCCCAACTCTTTGTATACGGCATTCATGCCCTGCTTCTTCTCCCGAGTCATCATCCGGGAAACCTGGTCCTGAGTAAACGTCTTGTCTTTCTTACCACCGTCATTGTTATCGGAACCTGCATTACCGCCGTCACCTTTTCCAGACCCGCCCTGGGTAGTCTGGTCTTCAACGTCCTCGTCCTCTTCTTCGGCAGCACTCGCTACACCCTTTGTGTTCTCTTTGCCTTCCATTTTAATTTTTCTCCTTTCGACTTATCCGTGTTTATACTCACGGTAGATATGTGATTTCCTTTTGATTATTTTCTGACGCCATAAAGGTAAACGTCCTACTGTATTTCTCGTTCATTACACCAACATAACTCTGTATCCTCTTTTTCTTTGTAAGAGCCATATTCTGCAACCTTGCGAGCATCTGCTTATTTCCTTTACCTTTCAACCTTCGTATCCTCTTTTCGGTTGATAGCAAATCGTCCACCAACTCACGATACTTCTGTTCTTCAACCAGAAGCACCTTGTAAATCTGATTACACTTTGGACACGTGAAATAATCCAGCAGCAACCTTTCGCCGCCTATTTCTACTGAACACTCCTCTATCTTAACAGACTTGACAAGAAACTCTGCACTGCATTCATCACACACGATAATCTTTTCACCGAAATCCATCATACGCTGAACCTCAGCTCAAAGCTCGTATCCGTCTCGTCATCGTGCAACATGACGCCGGTAAACTCTTTCATTAACTGTGTCCTGCAATCGCGCAGGTGCTTGGTACGTTTCTTGTACTTGTCTGATTGGCTCTGGGGAATAGGTTTATCCCTTAACCTCTTTGCCGCCAGCTTGGTGAACATCCTCTGGTTGGCTTTCAAAATCTCCAACGTACGGTTATCATCAATCTGGACGAAATGGCGCCTGCCACAACTCGGGCAGTCGTAATACGTTAAATATATTGACCGTCCTTTTACCTGATACTCTTTTTTGTGCTGCAAGTGGCCGATTGCATTCTGAGTAGAGATACGAAACTTCGTTCCACAATCTTCACACTCAACCATCATCGACAGACCATCGGCTCCTCTTGTGATTTCGCTCATGGTTTATCCTCCTTTGGACCTTTCTCTTTATTATATCCTATATTTCTATCTTTGGCAACAGAAATCTACAAATTTTTCTAAATATTTTTTGATTTCCGGGTCTAATTTTTGAACCCATCTTTGTGGAATATCTTTGTAACCATACATGGCTCCAGCAAGGCCACCAGTCAATGCTCCAATAGTATCTGCATCACCGCCATCGTTCACCGCACTAATTATGGCACTGCTGAAATCAACTCCTGTGGTTGCATGCGTTATTGCATTCTGATAGGTATTGATAACGCATCCGGTTGGCTCCATCTTTCCCGAGCTTCTGGTTAATATGCTTGCATATGGCCAACTATGACGGAAGCAGGTTATGATGGAACAGTGATATCTTCTAATTGCCGTCGTACATTCATTATTGCAATGTGTAAAGTTATTTTGAATCAAATTCAATTCCAAATCGTTAATCAATGCACAAGGCAGAGCTCTCATCAATCCACCGTTGCCTAACTCACTTGGTGATGCGTACCTTTTTGGTTTGCCATGCTCCATATAATATAAGATATATTTGCTACATTGTCCACCGACATCTTTCGGTCCTCTGCTTAACCACTCTACGAAGTTGGCTCCTACTAAATGATGGAAATAATCAACACCACTTCCAACTTCAATGCTGTCCTGAAGTGCCTCCATAACACAAATCATCATCTGTGTATCGTCGGTTACTTTGCCAGCTTCAAGATGCAGCCAGCCGCCACCAACAATATCATCAAGCACTCCGTACTTCTTTTGGATACTTTCCTGGCTCATAAACTCAGTGGTAGCACCCATAGCATCGCCAATAGCAAAGCCATATAAGGCGCCACGTATTTTATCCTCGTTCTCTTTACTCCTTGACATACTTGTCACACTCCCCTCCTAACAAAATATCGTTGGGTTTTTTGTGAGGATATACTTCACACTTGGACGTGTTTCCAAACTTTACTGAATCATCATACCTCAACAAGCAATCTTTGCACTTCAAATCATTATTCGTTGTTCTGATGATTGCCTTTGCCTCACTCTCGACTCTGTCTTTCAGCAAATCTTTAGCCATACTCATTTGACCTCCATTCTTTTGGTTTTGATTACATTATACCCCAAAACGGAACAGAAGTCAACATGTTTTTTTGAAATTTTATTTTACGACTTCAGCCCATACTCGTATTGTACCTTTTGCCGTTTCTTCCACCTCATGGATATAAATGCTCGTACCTGCATTCAATAGGAACTCTCCTTCTGAAGTACCATATTGGCTTATCTTCATTATGGAAGATGCTGAAGTACCTTCTGGAACATACATGGCCATTTCTACACTGCCACTACCTCCACGGAATATTGAGCCCCTCCACTGTCCTTTATCATTCACACTACACGTTGAAGTATATCCTGCATACTTACCTGTAGTGCCATTAAACTTATCGGCCAACTCTTGGACCGTCATTTGGCTCAGTGCTTGTTTGTTTGTATTAAAGTCGCCACTCATAAATCCGGCAAGCTCACCCAAATCAGTACCACGATATACAACATACGGTTTTTCTGTTGATGCTTTAGCCAAACCAGCAGATGCATCTTTGATTGCCTGCAGCCTCCGTTCATCTATCCTACTTGCTGCTATTGCATCCTCTTCAGACATTCCACCAGCCACTCTTCTGAGGTAGCCATTCATCTTGGTGTATGAAGAACCACTATACGTCTCAATTGCTTTCCTTTGTGCCTCAGTCATTTTGCCGAATGCTTCTTTCTCACCATTCAACATTCCGCGAGTAGTTTGGCTATCGAACATTGATTGCCATTTTGCTTTGTCAAATACAACACCACCCTGCTGCTCAGCTTGAGCTGCTTTGGCCGATGCTGTTTTTGCTGCCTGAGACGCAGATGCCTTTTTGCCACCAGCATAGATGTTTTGCTCATACCATTGTTGCCATGTCAATCCAGACTTTTCTTTCAATTCTTTGGCAAGAGCTTTCTGAGTATCATCCAACTTCGTATACCAATAGTTGAACGTCTTTCCTTTGGAAGTACCCAACGAGCTGATATCACCAGCAGATGCAACTGCAGCTTGAACTTTGCCAGCCTTTGCAATATTGGCGTTGTAGTACGCTTCCATTTTCTGGAACGGGTGTGCATCGCCCCAATTGCCGCCAGCTTCTTTCAATAATGCAGTTTGCTGCTCATAACTTAACTTGTGAGCAAACTCTGTAAAGTCCTTAGGCATCTTGCCATCTTTGTAACCAGCAGCAGAAAGCCATTTGGACTGAGTCTCGGTTTGCTTAGGCAGGGGTACAGGTTTATATCCAAAACCCTTTGGCATACTCATCAATCTCCGGATACGTTCCATCTGGACTATTAAACCAATCTGCCAGCTTGTCAATCATTTTATCATCAACCACTGGAGCCATAGTACACTGACCATTTGGATGGTCCATCGGCAGGTCACCTTTTTCAAACTCTTGACCGTCCCTATCCATACACAACGGGCAAGGTCTGGAGCCATTGGCATACCATACGTACTTCAATACGAAAGGGTTCTTTTCAGTTACTGCTATGAACGATTGTTGATATCCATGCTGAACCAATGTCCTTGCTAAACGCTGTGCATTGTAATCCACCTGCCGCTTGTATATCTTCTTTCGTTCCCACTCACCAGTCTTGGTATTCTTCATCATGATGTACGGGTTCCATTTTTTAGCTGCTCCCGGCTGGACATACTTTTCCAACTCTTTTGCAATGTCATATATCGGCCGATTCTCAGCCATACCCTTTGCAACTATCTGATATGCCGTCTGCATCGTCTTTTCATTATCACTCCAGATGCGACTGCTCAGGTTCCAACCACCTTCATAAATCTGACCGGTGATTATCCTACGAACTATTTGGTCGGGCACCGAAGTAAATGCTGCATTCAGACCATCTTCACTGAAACCGAATTGCTTCAGCCATTCCACGTTGTCCTTGACCACTGCATCAGATACCGTATAAATATTCTGCTTGATGTTGTTGTACACCTCGTTGGATACCTGATGACTGGTTTCCGTCAACTGCTTCTGCAGCTCTTTCATTTGCCTTTCGGATACTACCGAACTGGACGTGGATTTGCGAGAGTAGTATTTTGCCCTCTCGCCAATCTCATCAGCCCACTGTTGGTACAGCTTGGCTATTTCCTTTTTTTGAGACTCCACAATGGCGTCCCTTGCCTTCTCTGCATTTGCAAATATCAGCTTGTTACTTTTTGACTTTGCCATCGTGGCTCCTCCTTTCTACTTCTTCTTTGCATCATCCAGAGCACCTGACAACATTCCCTTTTGCTCGTCCGATAATTCCACATTGGACGGCTCCTCGGACTTCTTACTGGAAGATGATGCCAATGGTTTCAATCCGTACTTAGACCGAATATCATTCACAGCATCCTCTTTGTACTTTTTGAAATAGTCGTTGAACTGCTCCGTCTGTTGCTTCTTCATTTCCTGAATTGCCTTGATACGATTTTGGTACTCAGCCTTTAGTACGTCCCTCTCTGAACCTTTTTGCATACCGGATAACATTGCCTTCATTTCTTGGCGGAGCGAATCAATCATGGCTTTGACCTGCTCCCGATACTGGCGCATGAACTCTTTCTTCTCAGCCTTGATACGTTCCCTGACTGCCTTGCATTCTTCCGTACATTTGGCTCTTTGCTCTTTACTGATACCAGAACCTTTCTTCTTGCCCTTGCCTTTCTGCCTGCCCTTCTTGATACCTCTTTTTGTGTAGTTTAAGTAATACTCACGTGCCTGTGCTTTTGTATAGGCCACCAATATCACCTCCCTACAACATACTCAATTCGTCAAGCGCACCCTGGAGCATATCATCCAGCTCCATATCGGATGCAGCACCTTCAGCATCATCATCCAATTCGAATTCGTCGTCCTCGTAATCATCTTCAAAATCTTCTTCCTCACCGCCGCCTGCACCCGGATACGGTTCTTCAGTGCCGTCGCCACCACCGAATGCTGCATCCTCAAGTATCTGACGTTCCAAGGCCATCTGCTCCAGCTCCTCTTCAACCTCATCATCGGTAAGATTACGCCACTTCTTCATATACGTCTTCTTGGACATTACCTGACTATCCACTTCGGACAAGTCCATTGTACGTTCTTCAACTTCGTCCTCAGGCAACGGCAGGTTCTGCTCAACACTGATTTCATAATCCACCGGCACCAAAGCGTCGTTGATATACCGAGCAATGCAATCCGGATATACCATAGCACCCTCGATAATGATTTCCGCCATCTTCCTGAGCTGCGGCCCCCACATCTTCATCTTCTCTTTGCACCGCACAATCAGCGGCCAGTAGATTGCTTTCAATCCTTTGCCACTGGTAACAGCACCCTGAAGATTTTCCAACGTGATATTCGGAATGTCCACCGCCTCATAAGCTCCCATTTTGATACGCTCCAGAGTCGTCTTTAACGGACCACTGTAATTCATACCCGGCTCCAACAAACCAATCAACGGATGCGGATTGTCCAAATTCTGGTCAGTACCTAAATGCCATACAGCACCTGGAGCAGTAGATAGGTTCTTGGTTGAATTACTCTCCATATCATTGGTGTACTTGGTCGGGTTCATACTCTTACGCCCTGCATCCATATCAGCACATGCCAACTTCGAATACCATGACTCCATATCCTTCAGAACTTCAATTTCAGACTCGCCACTATCTTCTGCCGTAAGACCGTCATTGATGAAAATGCTTACTGGTATCTCGTTGAGTAACGTTTCCTGATACTCAGTCACTACCTCAATCTCGCCGCCGGCTCCGTCATAAAGAACTTCCTCCAGATATACCACATCGTCATCGCCCAACTCAAACTTCTTCTTGAATACTCTCTTATCACTCAAGTTGCGGCAATCCTTAACCACGATGAACGCTACGAACTTTGTAAGTATATGTGGATTGCTCATTTTGGTTTCATATATAAACTGAGTGGACGGTAGGAACGTGATTGTTACTCCATCCTCCTCATTGAAGTTGACCAGACCAGCCACACGCTTGCCAATGAAGCAATCCTTTGCAGCCTTAATTAGTGCATCTTCAAACATGTTCTTCTCAAACACTGTCTTCAGTAAGTCATTCAATACCGTCAATGCATTCTTAGCATCTTCGGACACCTTACCAACGTCACCTTTTGCTTCAACCTTGATATCGGGTGGCTCAGCGAAGAGGAAACGTGCCTCTTTGTTTATCAGAGAAGCAGCCACCTTGTACTTCAGCTTTGCCGGCACATAGTCGTTATTCGTTCCCTCAACTGTGAACTTTGCACCCTTTTTGTACGTCTTGTAATACTTACAGATTTCCGTGAACTCGTCCAACGTCTCTTTGGTGGCTCCAGAAACCTCCATATTTATCAATCCGTACGGTATACGGTTGAAAGCTGTCAACGTTTCAGTGTCGTTCTCAGCCTCAATGACTTTTGCCTCTTCGCTTGCCATTTCCCGTTACCTCCTTAACCGTACAGCTTCTCTATTGCCTGCTGCACCGCATCGTAATTATATCCTGCAGCCTCAAGCCGCTGTCTCCTCGTTTGTCCTGAGCCCCACTCGCTCCAACGGCTATCGGAACATTTGCCAGTCCAGATTTCTTTTGCAATCTCCTCTGCAGACTTCCTCGGTGTGAAAGATTCACTCTTTCTGGATACCGTAGCAATGAAGCAGTCAAAGCCCAAAGCCTTCATCCTCTGCAACTGAGCATCTGCGTTACTCTTGATACCATAGGCACCAACCTGAACCTTATACAGACCGTCAACCTGAGTGATGAATGCATCCACACCTTTTGCCTTGATAGCAGCCAGCCGATTATCTGCATTGCCCTTATTCTTGTAAGCACCACACTGAACTCTGTACAGCGTCTTACCATCATTAGGCTGTTTAATAACCACATCCGGCGCTCCACCGGTACTTGCTCCCAATGCTTTGTTGATTGCATCTGCCAACTGACCCATTCTGGAATACATCCAATCTCCCGGGCAGCTCTTATTGGCAAACCAACGATGAGCTGTCAAAACACATTCTCCCTCAGCCGGCTGGTAATTCAACGCCTTATCCTTATCACCGAACCACAGGACTTTCCTGAGCCCATTCCTTTTGCAGATATCGATGCACAACTCCAACAGACCTGCATATGCCTCATTAGTGAATGCATACGGTGCAGTCTTATCTGAAGCAACCTCAATCGTGATTGCCCTCTGGTCGTTGGCATTACTGGAAGTACACCAGCTCCGATTCTTCTCTTCAACAATCAAGCACTGCCTGCCGTCATATCCAACGCCATAGTTACAACTGGCTCCTCTACCGCTGGGAAAACAATCCCCAACCCTCTCTGCACTCAACTGACCAACCACACAATGGGGAGTAATACGGTCAATCTTATGCGTCCTTTCTCCACTGTGATTTGGACTCAGCCTTGTACAATCAACCAGTGGGCTATTCGTGTATCCCATTTTGAACACTTCCTCGTTAATAGTATCATACTGCTGCAAATTGTTAGTTGTCAACACTCTCCAGACGTTTTCCACATAATCCAGACTGGTTGCATAATTGTCCTCTCTTATCAGCTTCAGATATTCATATGGGTCAGTCACGCCTTTCAGGTTGGCGTAGTTGGCAACGTTGATGAACTGGAAATATCCCTCAACACCGGAACGTAAATCTGAGAATGCATACCAGTCCGTTACTATCGGATAGTATGTACCATCGTCTTTCTGTTCCGAGCTGCCATCCTTAAAGAACCCACTGTGGCAAGTCACTCTGTTCTTCCGGTACTTCAAACCAAAGTAGTTATGATGAGTGACTTTTATCTCTGCACCCTTGCCCATACCATACCCAGTCTCTAAACAAGCCTGAGCCACTATCGGGCTAACCACCTTGATACCGTATACTGGAGCCAGCTCTTTGACCGCCGCTGCAATCTGGCTGATAAACTCCTGCCTGTCCATTACTCTTCGTCCTCAATGTACTCTGCTTCCATCTCAATGCCTTCTGCCGGCTTATTGGAAGCATCGACCAGACCTTCACCGATGATATAGCCGAGCACCGTTGCACCCGCCATGATAAGGGCTGCTACCTGAGTTGCCTGATTCTCAGTACCACCAGTAGCAACAATCATCATGCTGACAAAACTGCCTACGGATACCCACAGCTTTCTGCTGGTCAGCTTTCTTACCCAATTAACGTTCTTCATGTTCCTTTCCTCCTTTACTGTTTGCTTTTATATCAACCCGCCTTGCTGTAGAACTTCTTCTCTTTCACGTCAGCCACCGTTACAGTATCCAAAGCATACCATATAGCACTGAACGTATGCGGGTCAATATTGAATTGGTCATATATCACGTTTCCTTTATTGTCCTTCTTATACGTCAAATCTCTCAGCTCCCGGATTGTGTTTTTACACTTCGGGCTGACTATGATTTTCCGGAAACGCTTTATCTTTCTCGTATTGCTTAGGCGACTGCCTTTGAACTTATTCCTGCATGCTCTGATTGGATAACCACACTGACGATAGTAGCTGATTGCTTTTGGGTCTTCATTATCTGCCACAATCATCTTGTTATATCCTTGAGCATTGTAAAGCATTATTCTGGCCTTGAGCTGCTCCATTTCTGGTTGTACCGCCATGATATCGTCAGTCACGTGGTTTATGTACACCTCGTCAAATATGTACAGGATACCTTTCTTGATATCCACCGCCATACTGAGCACTGCGTTGTAAGACTCCTCAAAACCGAAGTCAAAACCGAAGTACTGATTCTCAGGACCGAGCTGTTGAATTGCCCTCCGAAATACCTTTGGACTATCTGCAATCTCAAGCTGCGGCAGAACTCTCGTTCCTGTGGCTCCGAATCTTCCCCATCTGGCCACCATATATAAATATGGGTCATACGTCTGTAGGTTATCGAGACGCTTTAGGTACTTTGCCGGACACCAGGGATTATCAGTTGGCAGACTATGATGATAATATACACCGTTCTTGACGATGCACTTCTTATCATACAGCTTTTCTTCGTCCAGAATAATCGTCTCGTCTCCCCAGTCATCCATCTTCCTGAAGAAGTGTTGATATACCCAATTTTCTTTGCCAACTGGATTGCATGACATTATGAAATGCATGCTAACATTTGGAGTACGAATACGACCAAGCAACTCTTCATATGCAGCAAAGTTTATCTCTGAACATTCCTCCAACCAAACAATACTGACGTTGTTGATTGACTTGACCTTCTCGGGTTTGTCCAGGCCTTTGAAAATTATCTTGCTGCCATTATGGAAATTGAATCGTAGCGGACTCTTCAGTGCCAGCACCTTGTTCTTATCTTTCCGGTACACATAAGGGCTATCAGTCAGCAGCCCCATCTCGTCCAGTATCTCACAAAATAGGTCGTAGCAGCTCTCTTGAATTGTGTCATATACTTGCCTGACCACCAGAGCCTTTCGCCTCTCCTCCAACAGCTTCAGGATTATCTTGAATGCCGTCTGATAGCTCTTGCCTGACCCATATCCACCCAACAGCAAGTACTGCTCATAGTCCCAATTGAAGATGTAGTCTTCGAATGCAGGTGCAACCTTCTTCGTTATACGCTTCTGTGCCATAGTCGCCACCTACCCTTCGTATACGTCATCACCCCAGTCCGAGTCGTCCTCGTATTCATCTTCTGGAGCATCAACGTCGTCTAACCAATCATCCTCTTCGTCCTCAGAATCATATTGCTGTTGCTGACGAGATTTTTTTTCCT